ATGCCTAATCTAGCGCAAGGATATCAAACGTCAGCCAAGTCGTATATTTACGATAATAAATATTACAAAGGACTTGGTGACATTATAAACAGCGCCAAGAAACGCAAGCATGACCAAGATTGGGAAAAGCATGCTGACGAAAGACGGGCGTTGAATGGTTTCATCCTACCTTTGGACCCGCGTACGGGTCCAGGTAAACATGTCAAAATGGTTATGTTTCAGGAAGTGCGTAACATCAAGGCCAATACAATGAAATTGGCTATCAACTGGTCATCGAAAGAATATCTGCGCGAAGTATGGACTACCTTTATTGAAGATACTTTCCCTATCAACAACTATCAAGAATTCACCGATGTGTTTCTCGAAATACGTTGTACTCCCAACAAAAGCAACAGGCATTACAGATTTTTAGCTCAGCACGGTCTTCGTATGGACAATGATTTTGTCCCATGCGATACCATTCGCGTTATCGAACCTTTGTATCTTGAGGGAAACACCGTTTCTGTCAGTCTTCTGAAACGAGACGGTGGTTGTCCAGTCATGAAAGTTCGTCAAGAATTTAATGAATTGAGTTTAGATGAGTTCATTGACCGCATTTTGTGGTGTCATTTCCACAGACCGATTGTTTACATAGGTACAGATAGTGGCGAAGAAGAAGAAGTCTTCATCGAAGCGTCTTTGACATTCATTATCAAAGAATTCGCACCTGAGGCACCTTTCGTTAACGGACCGGGAATGTAAAATTTTTATCATGATAATATTTGAATAAAAAAAGCATATACGCTTTACCGATAAAATGCCTATCTTATCATTGTACACGAACATGTATATAATGCAGCGCGATCTGGAGTTCCACAATTGTTTAGTCTCATCATAGACAAATATCAACGGTACAATGAATAACTCACGATTTTTCCCAGAAATTTATCCTTTGTTGTTGGATATATTGAATGAAATTAATGCTGTTCTAAAAAATTTCAATTCAATACAAAAAACGAAAAAATGTAAAGAGATAACAACATATGTTAATAATTTTATTAACCGAACAAATTGTGAAATATTATTACTGGATTTGAAAGCTAAAAAAAAGGCAATCAAAGATAATGTCGATATTTCGAAAAACAACGTGCATTATGATACGCGGATCATAGCGTATGGTGAGAGAATAAAATTGTTGAATATCGACATTCAATCGGCAAAAGATTCGATTGAAAAAAGTAATGAAATACAAAAAGAATTGAGAGAAATCGATCCATCAATTGTCGAGAAGTTATCGATTTGTAAATATATTTGTACGGACACCCTATCATATATTGACACGTCGTATTTCAATTTTAAATTGAATCATATTTATAGCAAATATATACCATCGGATGAAACGGATCAGAGAAATCCTTTTCGACCAATTACCGATAACACCAATTATGATAGTGACGAGACATATGTCGCTTCGACGAATGAACACGATGCACAAATTTTTTAAAATGTTTATTGTTACAATTATGTAATATTTACAACCAGTTATATGTTAGAAAAGTTTTAAAATTAATCTTACGTCTATTCAATCGTTTAACATGTGCCACCTTTCCATGATATCTATATTTAAACGTATGGTAATCTTTCAAGAAATATGTACCATTATCGTATCCAGTAGAACGATTTTGAACATCTGTATAATTGCAATAAAATATTTTACGAGATCTATTTTTGTGTTTTTTGTCATATGAGTATGTGATTTCGAATTTATTTTTCACCGTTTCCATCGGAACAAAATCATCATAGTCTGATCGTAACCGTTTCGATACCATCAAACTTTGAAAATTCACATCTGACTGTTTTGTATCTTCAGGTTTTGTCAAATCCATATTTTCGTATTCCTCGTCTGTTGTAACTTCGGAATCGGTATCGCTTTCTACGTAATGACGATGTCGATGTCTGATAAAATTGTTATATACAATCTTGTTACATTTGTTCATATTTAAATGTTCTTTGAAATCGTCGATACAATAATGATGTAATGTGCGCAGCTTTGGACAAACAATCGAAAAATTATGTTGATTTTCACAGCGTTGAGCTATGACGACATGATCGATTGTTTGAGCATGATCGATAACACATAATTGCGTGTTATTGCCGATAACAAATAATTCGACATGCTTTAATTTGTCGAAATCCGTTGTGTGTATCACGATATAATCTTCCTCGTTCATATCTTCTTGAGATTTTATTTGTAAATGAAGAGATAGATGTTGCAAAGTGGCTTTGTTTTCGTGAAATAATTCCATTATATCGTTTCGCATGTATTCCACGGGAACATAAATATATGCTTTGAAAAATATCAACTTCGGACATGGTATTTTCGATAAGAACAACGGATCTGTTTCATCATCACCTTCGTACAATTCTAGATGTTTCAGTTTGCGTAAGAATTTCACTTTCAACAACTGTAATTCGACGAATAATGTATTTCGAATACGCACGTTGATCATTCTTTGATATTGCCAACAATCAATAATATCTCTTGGTTGTATCAATATATTTTGTCGATTCTCAATATGTATGACTGGATACACATTCCGATAAAGATATTTGTTTACCAATCTCAAATTGTGTATATCCTTCAACGCCAGATACGTTGTGACTTTTCGCAGAACTAAATCGGGTATTTGCACCAACATATTGGTTCTAGTCTAATCACACAGTGTACTCGAGAATCAGATCTAGCCATTTATATAGTACATTGTGTGTGACGTCCTTCGATAACGTGTTATCTAATCACTATGTATAAACTGATAATATGTTCGACAATGTTTTCGATAAATTTGTACATCTACAATATCACAATATTTCACCTCAATGGACGATACGGATAAGTTATCATTTGTTATCGATAACTGTTTACATTTGTAGTATAAATTGTCGACACGTAGATCTGATAAAATGTTACGTCCAATATGGTTTTCGATAAGTTTATTAGTTATTGATCGTACTTTTTATATATAATAAATATGTGTACTCTGATATAAACACTTGTAAATACATGTTTGTATAATACTGCACGATCTTTATTTATTTTAAATAGATAAAAATGGATATAAAATTCGCAAAGATTTTAAAATGCAAACGTAAACTATTTTGTGATGATACTGAGTCGGTAACTTCAAACGATAATAAAATGGCAAAAATTAACAATACCGATAATATTTTGGGATCCCTAAAACAATATAATATTTTGAAAACAGATTATGAGATATCGACAAACGACAAAACGGATGAAGTTTTACCGAAAATTGTTATCGAAAACAAACTGAATTGGTTAATCAATAATCACGATGAATCGCCATTACGTATAAACATACTTCGAGAATGGTTGATGTGTGGAAAGTATGATTCAAACGATCAGACGATGTTTTGTGATAAAAATATTGTACATAATATATTGCATTTCAAATCTATCTTCGACAATATCGATAAAAAAAAATTATGTGACGCCAGGGCAAGATCCAACCCATTCGAATTAGTGGGCAAAGCTTTTTTTATCAACAGAGGTGCTGTAAAAATGGCAAACATTGATCATGCAACGAATTTCGTATTTACACGATTGAATGATGGATCAAATGAATTGATATATTTTGCTGACGTATGCGCTGGTCCAGGTGGTTTCAGTGAATATATGTTATGGAGAAAGAAATGGAATATCAAAGGTTATGGTATGACGTTACGCGAAAAAAATGATTTTCAACTGAACAGATTTTACGATAACTTTTCGGAAACTTTACACCCGTATTATGGTCCGCTTAACGATGGTAATATCTACAATTCACAAAATCAGAAAGGTTTTTGTGAAATGATTATGAAAGATACCGAAGGAAAAGGTGTACATTTTATGATGGCTGACGGTGGGTTCTCGGTTGAGGGTCAAGAAAATATGCAAGAAATGTTATCGAAAAAGATGTATTTGTGTCAATGTTTAATTGCATTGATGATCATACGAATTGGTGGTCATTGTGTTATCAAATTTTTCGATATATTTACACCTTTTAGTGCTGGTTTAGTGTATTTGATGTATAGATCTTTTAATCGTATTTGTATTTTCAAACCACATTCATCGCGACCGGCCAATTCTGAAAGATATTTGGTGTGTTTGAGCAAACTTTCGAACGTGTCAGACGTGATAACATATTTGTCAGAAATAAACGAAAAGATATCGACAAACGATCGTGATAACGACGTCACACAAATAGTGTCTCTGAATGAGTTTGAATACGAAACATGTTTTAAAAAATTTTTGATCGATTCAAACAACGATATCGGGAATAATCAAATAACGGCTTTATCGAAAATATTTGCATTCTGTAACGATATCAATCTTGTTGAACCCTTCGCAATCAATAATATCTAAAAAATGTCTAGAACTGTGGCGATTGTCTGACAACGTCAAAAAGATACCTAAATTTTTCTATCCCACAAAAATTCTACATTTTTTGATAACAAAAGAAAATCGCCAGTTCATGTCACACATGTCGTTGAAGAAATCTGATTTTATCGACAAACGCATAAATAAAAACGATTGGTTTTGCGCACCATGTGTTTCGACTGATATCGAAAACACTAATTCAGCATCATTTTATTTTGGATTGGGTAATACAAATGTATTTCGTTTCACTAAAAATGTGTGGAAACGAGTATCTGTTTCGTTTAAACTACCACCACACACTCTCGTATATGCTGAAATCATCGACGAAACACAGATAAACGACAGTATGCAACGTATTCGTAAAGTTGTACATATCATTGACGCATATGTACTTGGTGGAATAAATATCAGTCAATTGGATTTGTTGGAAAGGTAAAATAATATCTCGAAATATTAATTGGATATGTTTTAATATCGATAATTTACAGGTTTGTACAAATAAACAAATTTTGTACTGCAATCAAAGCGCCTTACGAATCGGATACTTTGGAAGTACGTGCCAAGAAAATATTTTCATTGTCTGATGGTATTGAAAATACATTATCTGTGCGTTTGAGTGATAGCGTCGATAATTCTGTAATTATCACTGACAGCGATGGATCGAGTTATTCACATTTCAACAGTCTGGTTTACTTAAAATATAATCCAGATTTTGCCGAACGATTGATTTGGTATTGTCCTACGACTAAATGGAACAAAAGTGATGTAATAAATGTTTTAAATAAAATTTGTGACGAATAAATACGCTGATGAGTAATGATTTATATATTTGTTATTTTGTATCATATATATATACATAATTATCTTTAACAACATTTATTTTGTGATTTAATATTTAAAATAATAAGATTATTTGCTAAATGTTGTCATTATATGCACTTGCTACAACTCTTGCCGTTGTTGCGGCTCAAGATACGAATATTGTCAATCTTTCACCCACTGGGCGGATAGTGGGTGGTAATCCGACATCTATAGACGATGTACCCTATCAAGTATCTTTGCAAGTTTTTTCCACACATATATGTGGAGGTAGCATTATTTCAGAAAAATGGATTGTAACTGCTGCACATTGTATAACGTATCCAGTATCGTTGTATAAAATTCGTACTGGCTCTACGTTATCAACATGCGGCGGTGTTGTGAGTGATGTTGAATCAATCATTGTTCATCACAAATACGCAACAAATAATTATGGAGTGCCCGTGAATGACATAGCTCTTTTGCAATTAAAGAATTCATTAATATTAGGCATAACGTCTGACGCAGTTGGTTTATACGATTACGGTGAGAGTATTCCAAGCGAATCTTTTGGCTTGGTTACGGGATGGGGAACTTTGACCGAGAACGGAAACACACCTGTTGTTTTGTATTCCGTTTCTATTCCAATTATACCGACAGACGTATGTGCAAACATTTTCCAATCATGGGGTGGTTTGCCAGAAAACCAGATATGTGCGGCTGCTCCAGGAGGTGGTAAAGACGCATGCCAAGGTGATTCGGGTGGCCCGTTAGTTGTCGATAACCGCTTAGCTGGTATCGTGTCATGGGGTAATGGATGTGGTCGTACAGGATGGCCCGGAGCTTACACTGAAATCGCGCCGTTCCGACACTGGATTCTAAGTTTAACCGGGGTTTAATTGTAATCATCGTCTAATTCAATGTTATCGATAACAATTCTGGTATCTGCCTGTATATAATGTGGGAACAGACGAAATCGTAAAATAATCAACACCAATACATCAAAATGAAAGCTTCGTTCACCGTAAATGGATTAACAATACAAAACGACGATAATAAAAATTGTTACAATGAAACTTTTTTCAAGAATCAGAAACCGATAGAAGTATCGTTCGATTACGAAGACGGTTTTGGAGCTAACAAATTATGTGTGTTCGTTATGGATGTCGAAGACAACAGGCAGTATATCTTGGCGGAATGTAGCGAAAGAAACAAAATAACAACGTTGAAAATACCAAATTGTTTCTATGTCAGTGAAATTTGTGTATGTATGCAAGGTGATAAGTTTAAGTTTAAACCAGTGTTTCAAGAAATAAACAGATATTACCATATGGATAAAGAATTCTGTGACTATAGAAAAGATATACAAAAGAGTATTTTCAAAACAAAAATACTTACTCCGAATGATTTGATGACACACGTAAAAGCATTCACAAGATGCATTGAAAAAAAGTTCATGTATTTTGATAATATCGACTACGAAGATATAGGTTTTGATGTCGATGATATGTTATTGAAATTCAATAAGGAATTTTCATCTGACAAATTTCAACCATATGTGGATCTGACAAATGAATATTATGGACAATTCGAAATATCATCCTTATGTGGATAGGGTTGTAAAACAATATACAATCGATTTAACAATAAAATGTGTGTTTATTGATACATTTTCGTACAACAAACCATTATCAACATATAGTTTATACACTAATCCCATACATATATAAACGTTAAAAATATACTTTATAACTCGTAAAATACATGTGTAATATTAATAGAACAATATGAGTTAGTTTAATTGTTATCATATACGCAACGTTGTATCACATATATTTGTACAATAAAACCATTATGGCATATTATATGTTCGTCGAGAACTTACTGGAAATCCCATACTTTTTAATTGCGCTTTACAATGATATTGACATTGTCCAGGTATCATGTTATATGAGCAAACATTACATACACAATGATTACAGGTATAATAACACATTGACGTGCTCGGTACCATTTTCATGCAAACGGTACATTGTTGTTGTAAAAATGGCAACGACGATATCATCAAGTTTCTCAAATCGTCACTTTTGTTTATCAAATTGGATTCTATAGCATTTTTCAAAGCCATAGTTAGATAACCATGGCTTTTTTCTGCACCAAAGGTAGAAACAGCTGTGATCTCAAATCCCGATAAGATTTTAGTAGTAGTTTTCAATATTTTCGAATAATTGATCGGGTTTTCCAAACATGACATTAAATCTGGGACGTTTGATCTGATAACATCGGTTAAATTTTGTTTGGTACGATTAGCAATACGTGGATCGAGATTTAAAAACGTTTTCGACAAGACTGTGCACAATACTTCGTTATGCAGACTGGAACATTTTTTCAATAAATTTATCGGATCTGTCGTTAGAAACGTATTGGTGATTTCATTTATCAAACTGACAACAGCTATATTTTTCTTCACAAATATATTTTTATATTTTGCGTTTATGATTGTGTTTAAATTCTTTAGAAATACGTTGTGTATATATTCGTTATCGATAACTTTGCAATTGTCCAATGCCCAATCAAAGAAATCTCTCAACACCAATGTGAAATTTGTCGAGCATTTGCCGTCAAAATCTATTTTATGTGATGTTAGGGAATCGATTTCATTATTTACATCAACACACGTTTTAGCCACACGAAGTATGTAACTTTCGACATCATCAACTGAATTGATTTCTTGTGATATTTTCGACAAACGTTGTCTCTTGTTGCGGTACAAATGTTTTGATTGCAAATGAAACCAAAAAATATTGAAAAAACTCGTTATATGTTCAATTGACCAAAATTTGTTTAAAATTTCGACGTTGTCGATTGTATCGAGTTCAGATTTAGCGACATCAATGACATATGTCAATTTTGACACAGCTTCGGAAGACATATTTGTATCGGGGCAGACATCCGTTTCAAGTTCTCGTTTTTGCCCTTTGTGTTCGATAGTAATATCAATGATTGGAATCGCTACTGTTGAAATTGATGGTTGGGCAAACGAGGTCGACGGTTGATTTTCGTCGAAGTTTGCATCCAGATTTTTACAAGATGTTTGCGGCATATTGTCGTGTTTGTACACACCTATGAACGAAACGATTACAAGTGTCGTGTTGAATGCTGACAAATGATTTGTTACTTTATGAAAAACTTACTTGAATACTCGAAATCGTCGGTGCACAACAAGTCTTGTAAAACAGAAGAATTTTCGTGATTTGCCATCGCAGAAATGACTGTGCACCTCAAACATGGATCCAGCCTTATATACGCGTTGTTATCTACTATCATACGTTGATCAAGATTCATCTGATAAGATTGCGATAATCGGTTAGCACGGCTTGGACCGATTTAGCTTCGACAAATTTTACCGTGTCCAGGCCGGCTTGGGCCAAGCTAGCTTCGACAAATCTCAATGAGATAAGATTAGGTTTATCGAGTCCAGCCCGGCTTGGGCCAAGCTAGCTTCGACAAATTTTACCGAGTCCAAACCGGCTTGGGCCAAGCTAGCTTCGACAATCTCAATGAGATAAGATTAGGTTTATCGAGTCCAGGCCGGCTTGGGCCAAGCTAGCTTCGACAAATTTTACCGAGTCCAGGCCGGCTTGGGCCAAGCTAGCTTCGACAGATCTCAACAAGATAAGATTAGGTTTATCGAGTCCAGCCCGGCTTGGGCAGAGTTAGCTTCGACAAATTTTACCGAGTCCAGGCCGGCTTGAGCCAAGCTAGCTTCGACAAATCTCAATGAGATAAGATTAGGTTTATCGAGTCCAGGCCGGCTTGGGCCAAGCTAGCTTCGACAAATTTTACCGAGTCCAGGTCGGCTTGGGCCAAGCTAGCTTCGACAAATCTCGATCAGATAAAATTGGGTATATTGAATTTAGCCCGGCTTGGGCAGAGTTAGCAGGTATGCAAGAATACAGAATCTAGCCCCACTCCTCATGACGTTTATAGAATAGATAACGTGTTAATATATAAAGCGCGATCCACGTATGGCAAAACACAGTCACTGTCTCTGATTAGACATGGACAATTTTGAGCGTTCGTATACAAGAGTTGAACGTCGACGTTTGGGCGATTTGTCGGATACGTTATCAGTTGAAGACCCCGAAACTGTGGAAAGCCCCGAAAGTCCGATTATGGCGCACGATCGGGGGTGTTTGTCATCGCCGGAGTTATCTGATACCGAAGACATTTTGATACCACATAGCCTATTTCACGAAGAGAGTCAAAGTATCAATCCTGATTTGAGGGCATCGTTTCGTCAACCATGTACGTCATCATCTACACCGGTGGTCGTCGTGAATGTACCATTTACAACAACACCTACACGTGCGGTTATGAAGCGCAAACGACAACATATCATGGATCCGGATACGAGATTGGCATTGAACGACATTGAATCGGATATTATCACCGAGATGGAAAAAGTGACTGATTTTAATATTTTGACAACAGAGTGGGCCGTACATTATTTTGTACGAATATTTTGTCAATTCGTCGAAAATAGAAAATATTTGCATTCTCATTGTGTCAAGAATCAAAAATTGCGACAACGGATCCCTGATATCGATAATATGGATGAACGAGAAAACGCTGTATTAGAATTGGCTAAAATCATAAAGAAGGCAAATGGTAGGCAATTCAAGAATATTTTGTTCAAAAAATCTTGGGGTATTGAGTTAATAACGAAGATACGTGACTTTCTTGATAACGTACATAAAAACGATAAAATCATCGATTTTGATTACATTCGAAATAATTTTCATAACAATTTATTGCGACAATATACATTGCGATGCAAGACTTTGTTGCAATACCAAGATATTGTCGAGACTATAAACCATTTGGATGATGCAGCTGAAAAAAGAGACGTCAACCAAGCTTTGTGTTGCGTCACAAATATTTACAATCTTTTGAAATATAATATAATCGAAAGAGCCGTTGGTAGTAAATATGACGAAGCGATTTTAAATGTGATAAAAGCAAATATACCACAGTTTAGGAAATTATCGCAAAGTGTGCATCAAATGGTATTATTGTTTGAATCCGTTTCAAAAGTTATAGCTGGCATAGAAAATATTGTATGTGACGGCTCTTCTGCTCACGATTATAGAAATGTCATAGATATTTGCGAAGAATCGATAAAAACAAACAAATTTCAGAAACACAACGAACTTCAATATTTATTTGTGAAAGGGTTTAAAGCTTTGAAATTGAAATGCTCGGTATGCTATGAATCGCAAAGTGCTTTGAAGATTTGTTTTTTCATGTGTGGTCATTACGTTTGTTCCTCATGCTCCAAAAAAGTAAATAACGCACGATGCATATACAATTGTAACAACTCCAAATTATTGAGCATATCAGATGACACCGAAGACGAATTTTTTTCTGATGACAGCGACGCATAATGTATATCCAATTTTAATATGTTTAATAAATGATTTATAACCGTATATATATGTATTTGTATACCCATTCATCATATATCCTAAAAAATGGTTTATAAAATAAATTGAGTTAGCTTCGACGAAATTATCACATTGATAACAGTATCAATAAGCACATCTTCGTCGGTGTATTGGTTAGCACACCATCCGTCTAGGCTCACTCAGATTGAGGTTCAAATCTTTATCGATGCAATTTACAAGTCGATTGAATAACACGATAAGCAATTTTAACATTCGAATGTGCAAGTTGTGACATATCAGGAAAAAATTTTCCCCGACGAGGATTCGAACCTCGGTCTCCACAGGCCTAGGCGGATGGTATGCTAACCACTACACCACCGAGGATGTGTTTGTTGTGCACCACGCTAGCTTCGATAAATCTCAAGCCGATAAGCCTGAGTTTGCCGAGTCCAGACCGGCTTGGGCCAAGCTAGCTTCGATAAATCTCAAGCCGATAAGCCTGAGTTTGCCGAGTCCAGACCGGCTTGGGCCAAGCTAGCTTCGATAAATCTCAAGCCGATAAGCCTGAGTTTGCCGAGTCCAGACCGGCTTGGGCCAAGCTAGCTTCGATAAATCTCAAGCCGATAAGCCTGAGTTTGCCGAGTCCAGACCGGCTTGGGCCAAGCTAGCTTCGATAAATCTCAAGCCGATAAGCCTGAGTTTGCCGAGTCCAGACCGGCTTGGGCCAAGCTAGCTTCGATAAATCTCAAGCCGATAAGCCTGAGTTTGCCGAGTCCAGACCGGCTTGGGCCAAGCTAGCTTCGATAAATCTCAAGCCGATAAGCCTGAGTTTGCCGAGTCCAGACCGGCTTGGGCCAAGCTAGCTTCGATAAATCTCAAGCCGATAAGCCTGAGTTTGCCGAGTCCAGACCGGCTTGGGCCAAGCTAGCTTCGATAAATCTCAAGCCGATAAGCCTGAGTTTGCCGAGTCCAGACCGGCTTGGGCCAAGCTAGCTTCGATAAATCTCAAGCCGATAAGCCTGAGTTTGCCGAGTCCAGACCGGCTTGGGCCAAGCTAGCTTCGATAAATCTCAAGCCGATAAGCCTGAGTTTGCCGAGTCCAGACCGGCTTGGGCCAAGCTAGCTTCGATAAATCTCAAGCCGATAAGCCTGAGTTTGCCGAGTCCAGACCGGCTTGGGCCAAGCTAGCTTCGATAAGTACGGGTGTTGTTGAAGGCAATTAACGCTAGAGGATGTGGGTGTAAAAACGACTCGTTGATATTCAGAGATATAATCATATTTATTGCATGTATTGTGTTATACCCATACCACCACATAGGATTTATTTTTCATATTTTACATGTGTGTATACAAATACTAATACATCACAAGTAATTTTGCACATATACATATATAGTCTTAAACATATACATAGGCTTTATATTTATTGAAACAATGTATCTTACGTACTAATACATATAAAGGTGTTGGTTGACATGTTTTTATTCTACGTCGCTATCGGAAACGTGTTCATCAGGTGTTCCAATACCGATCGTTAACAATGCTGAATCTACACAATTGAAATAGCATTTATCTCTAGGCATTGCTACAGAACAATGCGCACAAATCGAATGGCCACATTTGTAATGACAATAATTATAGATCGATCTGACAACTAGGCAAATTGGACATTGACGTTTAACCGTCGACAAAGATGGAAACATTAGTTCAGTCAAGAAAGTATCTGCTGTATCGCAGTTGTCAATCACCTGTCTGACGTATAGATGCTGACGTGGCTCAGGCACATTTTTCGAGAGTTTAGCAAAGATATTTGAGACAGTCTCGTACATCATTGAAACCTGATTAGGGTCTTTGCAAGCCAGTATTTTACCCATATCAGCTTGGACTGTTTCTACAATGGTTGAATCGTGATTGTTAGAATGCTTATTTTTCAATACAAAGTGTTTCGACAAACTTAACACGTTGTTAAGTGCAAACCAAACGTCATCTGCTTTTTTATCTTCCACAGCTTTTGCTAATTCACTCACATGTGACTTGATAACGTTATATCTTTTTACCTCTGTTAATCAATCCGACGCACAGTGCGTCAATTCCAACATAACATGTGCATTGACATAGTTCATATCTAGATACTCAGAATTTTCAATAGACCAGGCAAAAAAGTCTGCAAATTGTTTGATTAAATCAGCGCCCCAAATTGAACAATCATATACAATGTCTCGTGCGTCTAGATTCATACATGCGTCGGTTATTGCATCCAAAGTTCTAACAATTTTACGGAAATATTCTTTGCGGTCTGCCAAGTAATGAGGCAATTGTGCTTCAGATAACAACTTGTTTTCTAAATAGCGGAGACGTGAAATTTTCATATTATCATCATGAGTGTTTAACATTTTTGACAAAACCGGGCATACTATCATTAATGTATTCAGACAAACACAACTATTGATGAATTTCTTTACAGCGTTTTTGATTTCCTCCAAACGAGCTTTGGCATCATCACTCATTTCTACATCTAATTCAAGATCAATTTCGTTGTCGTGGCATCTTTTTTTCGTCAACGGCGAATATTGTATCTCTACAGTATGCTGAGGTATACCGGTCGAAGTTGATGGTTCTTCGTCAAAGCAACACGGTTGGCCCCTATCAGGGTCTTCTTCTACGACAACGTTTAATCCTTTTTTCAGAGGTCAGCAAATGCTCACTTGAATAAATAAAATATCAAAGACTTACGTTGATTCAACTCTTGGTGGTCCAACGCCATAATATCCGGCATATCGTCAATACGTTGAAGTACGACTTGCGCTCTTGGCAACGATAAGTTGAAACGACGACGATTACGGCTGCTGGATCGATTGAAGACCGGACTGTCGGACATGTTGAATCGATAACTTTCACTGCGTCGTATAACTTTCACTGAGATGTCGATGTCGAATCGAAAACTTGACTGTGCTCTTGCCTTGTGGATCGCGCGTTATATACCAAATGGCACCTATGATAAGCTTATCGTAAATAGCAGATATCTGAAATGACGTCGTACCTCGACGATTCATGACCATATATGGTCAAAGCTGTTGTGTACGTGATTGATAGCGAACACCTGCGCTGACTTGCAAGATGTAATCATGATGTACTAGCGTTGAAGGTTATAGATAATAAACACCTGCGCTGACTTGCAAGATGTAATCATGATGTAGACGAGGTCAAGTGTTTTGTTGTTTGAGAAATAATCGCTGTATCATTTGCAATCATGATCGATTAGGTGCTAAGCCTGATTGACATCTCAAGTGCTTTGTTGTTTCAAAGATATCGCTTTGTCATTCGCAATCATGATTGACCGAGCATTAGCACAATCTTATCCAGCAGATATGATTACATACATTTATCAGTTCGTATATAAGGTTTGTCGTTTTCGATAACTTTACCAGAACTCGCCCGGCCTGCCGATACGTAAGTGATATTTTTTGCATTACATTATTCAAGCCAATATCGTAGTTTATTGCCACGATAATTACGACTGTATACTTGTACGGTATTAAACTATGCAAATTGTAATAATAATAATGGTGTATACGTGTTTACCCTAGGTACCTCGATTTTCGCATTGCAAAAAAGGAGATGGATAGTTTTTCAAATCTTCGTTCGCCAGATGGTGTTAGCGCTGCAGCTGTCAACGCTTACTACGACGCTGTGCAACAAACTCAAGTGGAATCGCCGTACCTGGGGCCAACGCATGAAGCGGTAGAAGAACTTCAAGCAAAATCATCGTACATCGAATCAACGCAGGTGCCTCAACAAACGCAACTCCTACAAACGGACGCCGAGTTACCATGTGATGTTTCTTCGACGAACGACCATCAAGCTTTGCCCGATATGCCGTTCTTAACCGAAATAGGTAGGATTACGCCATCTGATTTTATTGATGATTGTGGCCCTTCTTCCGAATTTAATGTACCGGAGAAGGCAGATAGTATAATGAACGTCGCGCTTGATAGTAGTGATATAACTTCACAACAAGCCGAGCAGGCTTTATCGAACGAATTGGACAGAATTATGGAAAGTTTGCCGCAACTCGTGCAGACTGAAACAGACGCGTATAGCCCAACACATCCTCAAATTCACAAACGAACCAATAGCGATGCTATCTCAGACTTAAATGATACACCTCGTAATAAGCAACCAAGATTAGATATACCTGTCAAGTCAACAGACGCGTATAGCCCAACACATCCTCAAATTCACAAACGAATCAATAGCGATGCTATCTCAGACTTAGATGATACACCTCGTAATAAGCAACCAAGATTAGATATACCTGTCGAGTCACATGATCCGGCTCTTATCGAGTATGTACCAAGTGCAATTCCAAAAACAAAACATGCAAAATCTAGCAAGCGATCAGTTATCAAGATTGATATCGACTCTAGCGAATTTGACATTAATGCTACCAGCCAGTACATCGCTTTTGTGAACAGCAAATATGTCCTCATGCTCGAAAAAAATACCGATAACAAGCTATCGTGGAATAATCATGGCAGTTTTGATAGTCCCTACAAATTCATTCAAGACTTGATGAGGTTGAACAATACCCCGGACGAAACGTTCATTTGCATAATGACCAACAATTTGTATTTTTTCTTGAAACAATCTTTAATATCTGAAGATTTATCCCATTTTGACATTCGACACATGAAACCGGTCGGATTGGCAAATTCGCGTACGCAAATATTGAAAAGTATTTCCGTTCAACAAGATTCAGATAGCGTTGTCACGTTTCTGTCGGCAAAGTATTGTATACCGCAAGCTGGCGAAGCCCTACGACAGGCATGTATTGCTAATATTTTGAAAGAACATTATGAGGTTATCTTGGAAGACGTAGAAGTGCTGAGACATAATGATATTTTTCAGCTTTTGCCGATAAAAAAAGGGGTTACTTCTAACACTGATGCACAAGATACACCGACTAATATTATCAACACCTGTCTAGATTTCATCAAAGCTACCATCCCTTTCGATAATTTTTGCATTGATCAACAAGTGTTTAGCGATACCAATATGGAAACACTTGATTTGCTTGGAAACATACATGACAAATTCAAGATAACGCAACCACGCTACAAAGTGGTGAGTTTTCGTAACACTTGTCTTTCCAAGATATTTTACAAAAACACGCAAAAATGTAGCAAAGGTCTTCTCAGGTTTACGTACAGTGAGTTTGTCGAATTATTCAAAGTTGTTGACACTGTTGGCATAGATGATTTTTTCCTCATTGGTGAAACGGGTGAAAAGTACAAACGCTTTTGCGTTATTTCGTTCAAACGAAATGTATCCTGGTTTACAGAGAGCGATACCTTGCAAATTCATACATCGGAATCGCAGAAAAAACACACGCTGTATCGTGTGTATGATAGAACTGCGGCTGTGTCTAGAAATAAATTGAACATTTTAATCGCTGCATCAGCATACCATATGATGAAACAGCTCGATGACAGAGTTTACGCTAGAGCTGTGGCTCGATTGGCATTGGCATAGCACTGTTCGTGAAAACGCATGTAGTTGTATTAGTCAGAATATGTACACAGTTATGTATCAGTATTGTTAATCCCAAATTGGTGTAGGTGGTATAAATATATAGATAAAACGTACATTGTTTAATTGGTGTAAGTTCGAAAAGGGTATGACTTATCGATAAAACCTTTGTAATCTTGAGTGTTATTATTGAGATTAGGTATTGACTTATCGTAGAAAAGGTGTATAATAATCTTGGGTATAAATAAACTTATGAAAAATATATTTTTTTTGCTGTCTTAATTTTTTTCCTGCACATCACACACACGTGTAGTTTCAAAACACATTTGAAACAACACACTACATGACCACAAGGTAACACAACACTATCTATTTTTTTTTCGTAACAAATTTTACACAATACGTTGATTGTCGATTCATCTTGACTCGAACCGGTAAATATGTTTTTCTTATTTTGGCTTGTCGAGCAAGGGATATTTACTTTTTTTTCTTGCAATACATTCAAACAATGGTTGATAAATAAAAATCCTTTCGATTTTTGCACATGATAGCAATTTGGTGACCATTTTACATGTTGCTCCCAAATATCTTCTTCGGGCATCCAATCTTTTAACGTCACCCCACATTCATAACATTTTGTCGTGTCGTTAAAGCCTGTGTAATAAAAACCAGCTTCAGCCAATTCACGTGGCGATTGCGATAACGATACCGGCCATATTTTAAATGATTCAAGTCTTTTGGCAATCGTACTAAATGTCGCATTATTTGGTTTGCCATATTGCACACATGTCGACATTTCGTGTCGAATTGACCGTATACAATGTTTCACACAAACTAAACATTCTAACCATAACTAACTCGGCTCAAGCCGGGCTGGACTCGATAAACATAATCTTATCTTATCGAGATTTGTTGAAGCTAGCTTGGCCCAAGCCAACCTGGTCTCGATCAAATTTGTCGAAGCTAACTCGGCCCAAGCCGGGCTGGACTCGATAAACATAATCTTATCTCATCGAGATTTGTCGAAGCTAGCTTGGCCCAAGCCAACCTGGTCTCGATCAAATTTGTCAAAGCTAACTCGGCCTAAGCCGGGCTGAACTCGATAAACCTAATCTTATCTCATCGAGATTTGTCGAAGCTAGCTTGGCCCAAGCCAACCTGGTCTCGATCAAATTTGTCAAAGCTAACTCGGCCTAAGCCGGGCTGAACTCGATAAACCTAATCTTATCTCATCGAGATTTGTCGAAGCTAGCTTGGCCCAAGCCAACCTGGTCTCGATCAAATTTGTCAAAGCTAACTCGGCCTAAGCCGGGCTGAACTCGATAAACCTAATCTTATCTCATCGAGATTTGTCGAAGCTAGCTTGGTCCAAGCCGGCCTGGACTCGATAAACCTAATCTTATCTCATCGAGATTTGTCGAAGCTAGCTTGGCCCAAGCCGGCCTGGACTCGATAAACCTAATCTTATCTCATCGAGATTTGTCGAAGCTAGCTTGGTCCAAGCCGGCCTGGATTCGATAAAATTTGTCGAAGCTAGCTTGGCCCAAGCCGGCCTAAACTCGATAAAATTTGTCGAAGCTAACTCGGCACAAGCCGAGCTAAACTCGATAAACCTAATCGTATCTCATCGTGATTTGTCAGAGCTAGCTTGGCCCAAACCGGACTGGACTTTATAAACTGATAACATTTTATCATACTTTGGCCGGCTTAAACCGAGTTCAGGCCGGTTTCTGTCAAGTTAGCTTTGACGAGTTTTACATAGTCTAGGCTGGCTTGGGAGGAAGGGTTACAAGAAATACTGACAACGTATTTATAATTGTATGATTGACATTTATTTATTCATTTTCAAGCTAGATGTTATCTATAGGTTACATTTGTGTGTTGTAACTTAAGATTATTGTCGTGAATCACAGAGTTATTCGTTGTTCTCAACTTATTCGTGATTGGCAGGCTTGAATCCAACTGTTAGTAATTTTGAATTTGCGCATTGATAATGGCATTGATTTGGATTTACTTTATGAGAGCATTCCGAACATACGGAATGTCCACAGTCGTAATAGCAAAACTCGTAAATCAATTTTTCTTCGAAACAAATTATACATTCGCGATCTACCTTGAGCATAGATGGAAACATTGCATTTTGTAAGAACTCTTTATGTTCGGGATTCAATGGATTTGTTTTTTTGACCATTTTTTGTAACAATGAAAGATCAACTGGTTCAACTTTGTCTCTGATATCAGACATAATTTCATGCATTAATTTCATCTTTTCTGGTCCGTCGCAAGATTGGATTTTTTCGAGATTTGCTAATACCGTTTTTTTAACATATTCATCGTGTTCGACAGAATGTTGGTTTTCTTTTGACAACTCATACAATTTCACAATAGAGCACCAAACATTGTAAGGTTCGTCACAGGTGACAGACCCTGTTAACTCTTTGATTGCTGATTGCATAGCCATATTTTTCATAATCATCAAAAATCTAGAATTGAGGCAGTTTTTTATTGCTTTTATCAAATTTTCTTTAATGTAAGACATGTCTATATGTTTAGCGGCCAACGAAGTCCAATTCATAAAAGTTTTACATTTATCAACTATTTCTTCACCCCAAGTAGTTTCGAAATATTCTATCCTTTCTACGACGGTCCCCACCTCAAGCCGCAAAGAATATATTTCGAAAAATTTTTGAACAGTGCGCGTATTCAAGAAAATTATCGAGTTCAGTGTCGTACACTTGTTTATCATTTCTATTATTTCTGAGCGTAAAGTTGCAAGCTGCTGTTTGGTTTCGTCATCAACTACGTCAGTATTTACAGATGCGTCTCTACAGCGTTTCATTTTTTTCGAAGGCGAAGGTTCATCTTCACGAGTGTCACGAGTCAAACCCCTCGAAGTAGAGGGTATGGCATTAAGCTGAGATGACCCAGCATCAGAATTTGATTGTACTGTAACAGTAGAACCTACGTCAGATGTTAAACGTGTTCATGTGAGATAAAAACTTACCATTTGGGGTAGAATTGTCGATATCTTGGTTGGAGTTGGCGTCAAACCATTTTGGAGTAACCATGTTGAGATTGGCGTAGAAATTCTTTGAGCTGGATGATTGGCGTCAAAATTCTTTGAGCTGGATGATTGGCGTCAAAATTCTTTGAGCTCGATGCAGGTAGAGAACGACTGTGCGTATGACATGTGGATCCCGCCTTATATACCGCATGGTACATTTTTATCCAGGCTAGCTTGGTCCAAGCCGGCCTGGACTCGATAAACCTAATTTTATCTTATCGAGATTTGTCGAAGCTAGCTTGGCCCAAGCCGGCTTGGACTCGATAAAATTTGTCGAAGCTAGCTTGGCCCAAGCCGGTCTGGACTCGATAAAATTTGTCGAAGCTAGCTTGGCCCAAGACGACCTGGACTCGATAAACCTAATCTTATCTCATCGAGATTTGTCGAAGCTAGCTTGGCCCAAGCCGGCCTGGACTCGATAAAATTTGTCGAGGCTAGCTTGGCCCAAGCCGGCCTGGACTCGATAAACCTAATCTTATCTCATCGAGATTTGTCGAAGCTAACTTGGCCCAAGCCGGTCTGGACTCGATAAAATTTGTCGAAGCTAGCTTGGCCCAAGCCGGCCTGGACTCGATAAACCTAATCTTATCTCATCGAGATTTGTCGAAGCTAGCTTGGCCCAAGCCGGCCTGGACTCGATAAACCTAATCTTATCTCATCGATATTTGTCGAAGCTAGCTTGGCCCAAGCCGGTCTGGACTCGATAAAATTTGTCGAAGCTAGCTTGGCCCAAGCCGACCTGGACTCGATAAACCTAATCTTATCTCATCGAGATTTGTCGAAGCTAGCTTGGCCCAAGCCGGCCTGGACTCGATAAACCTAATCTTATCGAGATTTGTCGAGGCTAGCTTGGCCCAAGCCGGTCTGGACTCGATACGCTGATTGCATCTTATCATCCAGATTACATTTATCGATATCATTCTGATATCGTCAGGTACCATGCGGTATATAAGGCGGGATCCACCTGTCATACGCACAGTCATTCTCTACCTGCATCCAGCTCGAAGAATTTCGACACCAATTTCAACATGGTTACTCCGAATTGGTTTGACGCTAACTCCAACCAAGATATCGATAATTTTACCTCGAATGGTAAGTTTTTATTTTACATAAACACAAACAACATTTGACATAGGCTCTACTGTTACAGTACAACCAGATTCTGATGCTGGGTCATCTCAGTTTAATGACATACCCTCTACTTCGAGGGGTTTGACTCGTGACACTCGTGAAGATGAACCTTCGCCTTCAAAAAAAATGAAACGTTGTACAGACACATCTGCTAATACTGACGTAGTTGATGACGAAACCAAACAGCAGCTTGCTACTTTACGCTCAGCAATTGAAGAAATAGTCAACGAGTCGAGAAGAGACTCGATAATCTCCTATGATACGCGTAATATACGAAAATATTTTGGACTATACGCTTCCTTGCCGCTTGATGAGAATGCACTCAAACAACGGATAGAATATTTTGAATCTGCTTGGGGAGAAAAAACAGTTAATGTATGTGTAAGTTTTGTTAATTGGGCAACATTCAATGGTAAACCTATAAACATGTCTTACATCAATGAACATTTGATAGAACCGTTAAACGACTGCATTAATCGTAGATTTTCGATTCTTGAAAGGAATATGGCTATGCAATCATCAATAAAAGAGTTAATAGGGTCCGTCACCTGTGACGAACCTCACAATGTTTGGAGTTCTATCGTTAAATTGTATGAGTTGTCAAGAGAAAACGAAACTCTTTTGGATCAGGATGAGAAAATCGCAAACATGGTATTAGCGAATCTCGAAAAAATCAGATCTTGTGACGGACCAGAAAAAATGCAGTTAATGCATGAAATTATGTCTTCTATTAGAAACAAAGTTGAGCCAGTTGATTTTTCATTGGTACAAAAAATGGTCAAAAAAACAAATCCATTGAACCCCGAACATAAAGAGTTCTTACAAAATGCAATGTTTCCATCTATGCTCAAGGTAGATCGCGAATGTATAATTTGTTTCGAAGAAAAATTGATTTACGAGTTTTGCTATTACGAATGTGGACATTCCGTATGTTCGGAATGCTCTCATAAAGTAAATCCAAATCAATGTTATTATCAATGCACAAATTCAAAATTGCTGACAGTTGGATTCAAGCCTGCCAATCACGAATACGTTGAAGACAGCGAATAACTCTGTAATCTACGACAATAATCCTAACTTGTAACACACAAATGTAACCTATCGATAACATTTAGTTTTAGTATTGTATATTAATGTATTTTTCAATGCATGTTGTAATGCATAAAACTTGTGGTGATTGTATCTTTTAATGAGATGAAAAAAATGAATAAATAAATGTCAATCATTGAAATGTAAATACGTTGTTATTTTTCTTCGTGACCCACCTCAACGGCTCAAGCCGGCCTATACTCGCTGAACACGTCGAAGCTTCGTCGAAGCTAACTTGGCCAAAGCCGGCCTAAACTCGGTAAAACTTGTCGAAGCTAACTTGGTTCAAGCCGGCCTAGACTCGGTAAAACTCGTCGAAGCTAACTTGGCCCAAGCCGGCCTAGACTCGGTAAAACTCGTCGAAGCTAACTTGGCCCAAGCCGGCCTAGACTCGGTAAAACTCGTCGAAGCTAACTTGGCCCAAGCCGGCCTAGACTCGGTAAAACTCGTCGAAGCTAACTTGGTTCAAACCGAACTAGACTCGATAAAATTTGTCGAAGCTAACTTGGCTCAAGCCGGCCTAAACTCGGTAAAACTCGTCGAAGCTAACTTGGCCCAAACCGGCCTAGACTCGATAAAATTTGTCGAAGCTAACTTGGCCAAAGCAGGCCTCGACTCATTCGACCCAAGCCGGCCTGGGCTAGATAAAATTTGGACATCTTGATTCATTATTTTGTTTTCACAAAAACTGACTGGGTTATGCTTAGATTACCAGTCACAAAGTTAGTCAAACCATGTTGGGCCAAGCCGGTTTAAATACGACAAATCCAGGCTTGTCATACGTCATGTCACCGTTGTTTAACATAATGTTATAATAAGTATATTTTCAATATGAAAATTTTCGTATGGTTATTGTTAGGTTGTTTCTCCATCGCATGTGGAGATGACTGGATGGCCTTCAATTCACCGTATGGCTTCCCGAGAAAATCAGGTTCTGTAGGGGGTGGCTGGTCTAAAACAAAAATATTCATTCCAAAGAAAATAATAATCAAACCAAAAATCAAACCGGTTGCAAGACCTAAAAATAAACCAAACCCGTGGGGTTCTGGTCAATGGACAGTTCCAGAATTCAAATTCTCAGATCCTGCGTATAAAGTTGGTAAAATCGAACACAGCGACGAAGAAAGCGAATTTAATCCGCAATTGATTCAAAATCACACAAACGTCAATCAATCTATTGTCGATAATGACAATACGACTGCTATCTATGAAGAAATAAACCCTCTTATCAAAAACATAACAACCAATGATACTGTGTTTAACGTGTTTGATATATTACGCAATGAGCATAATATCTATGGTGATACTAAATCACATAAATTGTTTACATTAGATGAATTGGTAATCGCTGTCAACATTTTGACAGTGCTGTTTGATAAAATGAATGCATTGGATACGCGTATAACGGAATATCGTGATCACGTTCATTATTTGAGTTATTTCAAAACCGACGATTTCCTCGTTCTTCGAGAACAAATGAAACAACGTATGAAAGAATATATTCACGAAAAAAATCAAATTGTTTCCATATATGCGGCACGATCGAAAAATTACAAAATCAGAACGTTGTTTGACGTCGAAAACCTTTTCATTTCGAAAGAATACAAAAATTTTGTACGTAGCAGATTGTGTAAAGAACGATAACTTTACGAATACAAAAACGTTTACGACAACAAGCATGAATATCATAGAAAACGACACACGCCGCATTCTTGATTTGATAAACGATAATTTTTTCGTTATCGATACTGTAACGAATAGTGACATCGAACCTATTCTTTTTGACATCAAAGATGAATTATGTTTCGTTATCGAAAAATCGTCGGGCTTTCAATTTTCGATTTTTATAACACATAACGCTATATATTATGCAAACAAATTCGGTTTGATAAAAAATTGTGATTTTATTCATACAAATTTTTTCGATAAAAAACTGCAACCAAAATTGATAAATGTGTTTTGTGAACGATATTTTGATTTTAAATACATGAGATTGGTTGGTCACTTTGATAGAAAGTTTACAATTTTTCATGTAGAAGTGTGTGATAAGTTTTCGAAAACACATCATCTGGATATGTGGAGTGTAGGCGAAGTCGTGAGAAATTTTCAATTACAAGTATGTATCATATACAATATACGTTTGTGCAATTTATTGATAACATATCGTTAAATTTCAGATGGTGAAATCAAAACACGTGGATTCTTACACAAAGGTGTGTGAATTCTACAACGACATGTCCACATATTACTATCGTATAGATGTATCGACATCCACAAATCAACATACAACGAAGAAACCAATTTTCATCGAGGGAAATAGAGCGAATTGATCAATATCGTTTATTTATAGACAACATTTCGTTACACAAATATTATTTATTTATCGACAACATTTGTCACAAAAAATGTATTAGAAACTTAAAAATATAAATGGCTTAAAATCTAAAGCAACAGGTTTTTCTGGTTCTACAATAACAGTGGTTTCGTCATCCTCATACATATTAATCATGACTTCTGGTTTTTTTTTCAACCCAAACAATTCGGCTCCCATCAATAAATCAACGCTTGATTCTTCAAAAGGATTAACATCGTTTTCGGTACAAGATGTCACATTCAAACCGTTTTCTGGGTTCCATTCGTCGCCATTCATCAGAAACATATTATTATAACTCGATATCTTATAACATTTCTTGAGAAACTCATTTTTGCTCATATTTAAAAACGTAGTAGGTTCGACAAATATATCAGTTTTCAATCTGTTTACTTTACAATACAATGTTGTTATTAGTTTCATCAATTTATCTGGCAAATTACAATGTACACATAAATAATCACCATATTGGCCAGTACCACCTTTTACAGTTACACATTGCCATATTATAGTAGGTTTCACACCACCATGCAAATGCAAACCTATTTTGTAAGTAGTTTTTTTGTCTGTGGGTGCTATACATCCCCATTGTTTGGCATTATACAAAGCGTCAGGTGATACAATCTCCGATATTTTATCAAATGGAAACGAAAAATGCTCGTTGATGTCGGTTAGCCTCATATGAACTTTACCAAGACGCAAATTGTCAATTAATTCGTTTACAAAAGATTTACGTCCATCTTCATACTTGATAATTTCATTGGAAATTACAGCTACTTCGGAATTATTCTCCATTTTGATATTGATATTTCGAAACGGCTTGAGAGTATGCACGATCTAGACACAATACATCGCTTTTTAACAATCGTGTTATCTTTTCTATATGATTGCTGAGATATACTTTGCGATTATCTGCGTGTAATATGTACAAATTTTTTTCGATCACAAATGATACAAAGTTATCGCAAACTTCAGAACAATCGTCGAAATGATTCAAGTTGTTTCGCACATCACCGTGTGTTTTGATGTGATTGATGAAAAAATTCACGGCTGTGATTATTTCCGAACGTGTAATACATTCACACATTGTATATTATTCAAATAATAATTTTTTATAATCTGACCATACCAACGGATTGTATAACTGTAATTGTTTTGTCTGTTGTATCACGGAGCTGTCCGCTTTATATCGTTGGATCATCCGGAAATTGTTAATATGATTATGCATGCGAAAAGATGTGTACAAACATAGATTTTGCGGTATTACTTTTGCCGTATCATCGTCTTCATTCAGCGGCACCGTTTGAATATCCATACCTCGATATTCCAATAACATTGATACACGTAATCGTTCAATTGGTTCCAATAACATTCCACGTACCAATAAATAATGTTCTACACAAACCGAACATCCCAATTTCACATAAATATTCGCTATTAATCGATACAAATTTTGTATTTTGTTATCCACGAGTTTATAATCATATTTATGACGTTTAGATACAATGTCATCTACCACAAATGATAATAAATGGATCAAATCCCAATATCGACCTATACTCGGTTTTTTATTTTCAGCTTGTAAATTTATCAAATTTGTCTTCACCAACAATTGTTGATATGCGATGTCAAAATTTTTATGTTCTGCACACAATTCCATCAGGTTCGTAATAAATGAATCCGATATATTTTGATGCGTTATCGCACCAAATATCTGAAGGTAATATGTAACTTCTTTCTGATTTATGGCTACATAATTTTCTTTGCCTATATTCAAAAAAATTTGTCGACATAATGTTTCTATTTCGAATTTTAACATATCGATATACCGATACATCAAATTACTCGTCATTGTGAACCACTCGATTAAATGCTGAATCACACGACTTAAGTTTTTTTTATCTTATACATCGAAGTACTTTGAAAACCTTAGAGTTCAAGACGCTGCTTTGTTCGAATCCTAGCTAATATAATATCGATAACAAAACGACATTCTGTATATTTTTATTATTGATTTATTTTGACATACAATTGCATAAAATAATGACAACAGGTAATAAGTAACTTCTTTTTGATTCATTGTTAGATAGGTTTTATTATCGCAAAATCAGGTACTCGGCATCATGAATCACGAGTGCCATTTACGCTTCGACAATTGTGCGGATGTCGTAATCACAACCAATGATACGTCAGAGGACTTTTTATCATATTCGGAATGTTTGACGACAAACGTAAATAGCTATGTTGGTGCCGATGAGCACGACGTAAAACTCAAACGTCTCATTACAAACGAAACGATGACAATTATTTCGAAATTATGTAGCAGACTTCATTGTGAAATATTGAAATATGCTCGATCTGATAGCACACAAATAAACCACTATCAAACACATGTGCTAATTGATGTAATTAAATTGGTCGACGTGGTCAATCAAATCTTCGACGACACCGATCAGGAATATATCAATACTCAATTGATTTATATTATAGAATTTTGTTTTCGACAAATATTATTATTTTCCAAAATAATCGTTCATATACCTGCGTTGATAAACGATCGTCACAAAACGATAGAAAATGTATTGAATTATTTATCCGGGTTACATTTAATAGAAATTGTCCGTGAAATTCCTTGAACATAACGAAATCATTTCATGGCTGTGTTATGTCATACATATTGTCTTGGTTTTCTTTGATTATTCTGAATAAATAAGTATGTTATTAATAGCTATTATCATGATTTTATTATTCATAGGTTTGATTTATGCTATTTATTTAAATAATCAATCGAATTCTAATGCTCAAGAAATTGTTGATAATGTTATCGAAAAAACCATTAATGTCAACGAAAACGGCGATTTTTCGCTGAAGCTTCAACCATTTGTCGAAATCATACCCACGTTCTACAAAGGAATGATATACAATACGACAAGTGCATGCGACTATACCGTCATATTATGCGATGAAATATTGTCTCTTGAGAAAATAATCAGATACGTCACAAATAATTCATTAATAAATAATAACACAATATGTATGTTCCGGACGGCTGAGGAAAAAAGAAGAAATTTATCTTTGCATACTCTGCAAATCGAAGTATTTGCCAATGGAATTGTGTTAGTGCACAACGGATTTAATAAATTCGAATTTTTTGACAAACCAATCGGGTTTGCGCGCAAATCATTTAATTTTGCGTTTGTCGATAATACCGATGCTAATGAAATGTATAAATTGACGAGTTCGGATGGTCCGACCGTAGTCTTGTATAATAACGATTTCGATCAACGCTATCTTCTTGATAATGGATTTATCTCTGAAAATTTCAATCTTATGTTGTATCAGTGTAAAATTATGTACAAAAAAATTGAATAAAACATATTTAATTTCAAAACATTTTATTTACAGATTTACAATACAATACACAACAGTCAAAAAAACATGATATTAAAATTGATCAGCATCAAAATCGTCAATGAACTCTAATGATAAACTGCTAGAACAATCATACGCCATTTGATCAATCAACACAAATGGCGGTGTATTGTTTCTGCAGTTATTCAATCGATACGACTCCCAGATGTATTCGTGACATATGTTGACGGGGTTCCTGTTGCTGGTGTTACATGATTATATTCATATCGGATATATCGAAAAAAATACGACAAACTGGAAGAAGCGAAGTAATTTACGGACTGACCGAGTCGGGTCTAATTGGCTTGAATAACATTGACATTAATTGTCATGCACATTTATACTCTATGTATTTATTGTTGTCGAGAACGGATATGTTGAAATAAACACAAATTATGATCAAATTTTATATGTATTTATTATTATCCAAAACACCTTTAAACAGTTATCGAAAACTAAATTTACATGCACCAATTGTTACATACTAATATATCACAAAGTTATCGAAGACTAAGTTTACATAGGCCTATCAATATATCGTAAGTTATCGAAAACAATATGACTATGTTGTTTGTTACCATTCACATATATAAAATGTGTGTTAATTGTTAGTTATCGAAAACACAAATATTGCAATTATTCTCACCGTATGAAATGGACTAATGTTTTCGAAAACGAATATTATTTGTCGAATGCATTTAGTTATCGAAAACACATAGGTTTGTAAAATATAAACTGTATATACGTACTATCACTTAATATTAAATACATGTTATAGATAACTTATGGATTAATTTCGATAAAATTTCAATGAAAATATTGGGTAATGCTTTTGTTGTCTGTGTACTTTATATCGAATTTCGTACCTTTTACCATATAACATCTAGTTCTGGACTTTGTTATCAATTGGAATATCTTTTCATAATTTTCGACAATAAATTTTTGTTTATCGTTCAGCAAAGTACCGAACATAACCATGAACGGTTTGATATGATCTTCGCAAAATTTCGTAAAATCTATGTCATATTTTGAAGCGTCAAACATTTCCAAAGGCAGACATTTTTCTTTGATGACTGTACTGTTATTTTTTATATATAAAATGTCGATTCTTTCGCCGTCATGCGGTATTGTTTGATTCGCATGTTTTTTCAACAAATCAACACAATACGATGCGTGAGAATTTTTACCCTCGCTATATTGTACACTAGATGTATACAATTTGACATCCAATACCTCTGTTATCTTCTTGATATAATCGATAAACTTAAACATACTCTCTTCGAATGATGACGTTTGTAAAAAATGTTTTAAAAATATTTCCAAAGATTGTCGTGCCATCAATGGTTTATTTCTACGTTTTGTTACAATCGTATCTTTGAACACACCCTTGTCAGTCAAAAAACAATAATTTTTTTTCTGATACAATATTATTTTGACACAGAAATTCTCCAATTCTATCACAGCATCACCATTCCAAGAATCATTCAACTCTTTTTCCAACAATTTCAAATGATATACCGGATTATCGATATTTTTAACATGAACGAAACACGAATCAGTATCGCCATATATGACCGTGTAGTTATTTGATATGTGATTGTTTATTTTATTTTGAGCGTCATACAATTTATTGCGAGCTAATCTTGTGATTTCTGCTGCTAAAATTTTACAATTTGTCGCATGCCAACCATACATAGAATTTGTGATTTCTTTTACTGTATTTTGGAATATATGTAACATTTTGTACTCGAATGTATCTGATTTTAAAGTTTTCAATATTTTCTTTAAATCGGTGCGCCTTTGTTTCAAATCAGCGACTATTTTATCGACAACTCCGATTTGATGTGTTAACCTATACACATCACCGTTTTCGGTAATAACTATATTGGTTTCGCATATTTTATCTTTGATCATTCTAGTTGCATACATGCCTTCGAAATCAAATATACCTACGTTTTCGAAAACACCTCTACGTGGTTGCATTACATCACCACCCGTATACACGAATTTACCATCCGCATTACAGAGTTTAACCGGGTGATATTTTTCGATAACTTTGTAGGGCACCGGTTGGCGTTTCAATTTATGAAACGACATTGTATTTTCGACAACTTTCGTATCTTGTTTCGTTTTGCAGACATAAAAATCAGTTATCAATAAAAAATATGGGTCTGGTATCGTTTCGTTATCGATAACATTGACGTTATTTATCGCATAATCAAAAACCAAACCAGTCAATTTTTTCATGATACCCTCGTTTAATGACTCCGTACTAATTTTCATTATCTCACACATACTGTATGACACGTTCGTGACGTCTAGCTTGAGAAAAACTTTTAAAGTTAATTCTGAATCATACACATTGTATTTTATTATATTATCAATTTCACCACATTCCCATAATCGATTCAATTCCCAAAACGGTAAATCAATTTTGTTCTCATTCAACAAAAATCGTGCCACCGTGTCTAGCCTATAATTATCTAATCTCAGATTGTTGACTGATAATATTGTATCGTGATATGCGTACAGAGGAATATTTATCGCTGGTACTTTTCGAAAACGTTGAAAGAAATTACCAAATTTAACTTCCAATTGAAATCCGAAACGACGTACGAATAAATTACCCATATTCAATATTTTCATACGATCACGTATGTATGGTATATCGAAATTCGATGAATTATAACCCGTGATAAAATCGGGGTTCATTAACTCTATACAGTTCAAAAAAGTTTCTATCATCTCTTTTTCGCTATCGTGTAATATAACGAGAGTTCCGTTTGTATCACAGTCTTGCAATGTTGAAAACACCGCATTCTGACGATATATCAAACAAAATCTTAAGGTGACATCATCCACACGTTTCATCACCAACGATATACTGATGATTTCGTCATCAATTTTTTTTGCATTACAAAAACGGCCAGATGGAGATCGTACTTCGATATCAAATGCCAAAACAGATGTTTTTATTTCTTGCACGTTTTCTTTGACTATGATAAAGTCATTCAATTGACATAATACTGGTATTTCTTTGATATACATATCATGTCTGAACGTAACATAACAACCTTCGGTTATTCCATATTGATGACATAATCTCATAGGTGTTGTCAAAAAATCATCCAATACCCTGGTTTGTTTACGATATACTTTATATACGTTTATGGTATTTTCGTAGCCCTTTACACCAGGTGCCATTAGATATTTCATTTTAATGCAATTACGAAAACAAACACTGTTCGGTATGTTGTTGCAAAAACATCTTTGCCACATGTACAACCGTGGTTTCATAATGTAAGCACAGATAGTTGTCGGAATCGTCTCTGACAGTGTTGTCGATAACGCAAATACCAATTTATGTACATGTTCATCATCTTCTATGGCTGTGATTCGCGTGATACGCCAAACCACATTTTTCGATATATGAAATTCTGAATCATTTGCCGGTGAAGGTTTGCCATTTATTTGTGGTCGTATTGTACTCAAAAATTTTGAATCGTAAATTAATTTCTCAAATATACTCTTTTTTATTACCATTCCCATGGCGGATACAAATCGTCAATATCACGGTATTATTGTAAATAACTACACGTTCGGAAATTTGGTACAAAAAGTTTCTGAACTGACAGCAGAAAATGCACGACTGCGAGAAAACAGTAATGACTATATCAAAGCCCAACGCATAATTAATATAGCTCTGAATCAACAGAATGTAGATATCAATTCTAATCTGACCGATTTGGTTACCAAACTGATATCGTCTAAGCAGACTCCACGCGGGTGTCCGATATGCGAGATTAGACATACGCGTAACGAGACTATCAGTGATAACATGTTATTATCAACGTTGCAAACTGATAACACGATGATAATCGAAATTCGCGAAATAGATAAAATAATAAATACATTTTATTCTGAGATATTGATTATAGTCACGCAGTTTCTTCGAGATATACAACCGATTAATTATGATCAGAATTATAGCATCGAATTTAAGCGTTTTATGATTGATATGATAACGAAATTGTCAACTTTGTTTACTGATCATGTTACCGAATTAAATATATCTGGTCGATTTCAAAAAATATCTTCTTTTGTACAAAATAGAATTGTGTTTATTCAAAAAATGTCAGTTATATGCAATGATATATTAAATGTAATGAATGCTGTAGAATTACCTCAGCTACCAAATTGTACTATTTTGTTTCATTCGTTTATTAGGTATTTACAAACATATCCGAAATTCGCTTCGTTAAACAATGAACAGTACAAAGCAATGGATGAAAATAACATGAAAAACTTAGCGTTTCAAATCAATTATTTGTGTACAGAAAACAACGAAACATCTTCTATGTTTGACGAAAGTACGCTCCGTGAATATGATTTGTTTGTGACTTTGACAGGTCGATCGGATACCGATATCACCATAATCAACGAACAATTTCATAATATTAATTCACGTTTGGAGACCTATCTCACAAACACTACATACAATCGTAGAGTAAATACTTTGGATTTAATGAAAACATTTTTGAGTCAATACGATAAAATACAAACAGAATATGCTGATCTGTTGACGGAGATTGGAGTGACGGATAAATCATTATCAATTACGGAATCTTTATCCAATTTGTTTAACAGAAATAAAATATTACAATCGCAGATACAAAATTATGAAGAATCGCAAAAAAATTGTAACGATATTATATTGAAAACATACGATGTGCTAAAAGATATCAATAATATTATTGGAGGCGATAATGTACCGAAGTTAACGACGACCACAACTGTTATCGAAACAGTGAATTCGTTTTCGACTCTGACATACGATGAATCAGATAATACAACATTGTTTATTGTAGCGCACCATGTCAGATTGAATTTAACAACGTATCGAGATGATGTAAATAATTATTTTAACATAACTGGTAATTTCACGTTGATATCATCGTTGACTGTGATTAAAACAAAAATGGGGGAATATGAAAACAAAAAATCAATCGATAGAACTTATCGAAATAATGAGTGGATTCAGTTTTGCGATATAATTGATTGTAACGCCCCATCAATTAAAGAAGGCGATTTCCAAAGTCTCGCAGTGGCTATTCGTGAAAAAATAAATAATATTCAATATGATAATAAAATTTTGGTCGAAGACAAAATTGACCTTTCACGCAAATACAGAGATACAGCAAACAAAATTTTACCGATAACGAACGAAAATATCGACGAGGTTAAAAATACAGTTGACAAAAATATTACGGATACAATTGTGCGTTTATCTTCGAAACGCCAAACCCGCCGAGATATGAATATGCCGTCACACCTATTGACAATCATAAATGAATTTTCAGACATGTATGATGAGGTAATAAAAACTCAAGAATTGGAAAACCAACGTTTGAACGAACAATATCGACAAATCAAAAACGAATTGGATGATCACAGACGAACAAACGAAAATAATTTAAATATAATAAATTTACAACATAAAGAACAACAAAATAAATATGAAAATATTATAGCGGATTTGGAAAACGAAAATAAACAGTTAGCCATTACTAACTCAAATCACACAGCAGAATATATGGAAAACGAGATAACATCGCAAAATGAAATTTCCAGATTGAATTCTTTCATAGAACAAAACATTAAAGAAATCGATGCATTGAAATCGTTTATCGTCAAAAATAATGAAACAAACGTAGATTTTAATGAAATATTGTCGAAAACTAAAAATGTAATCAAAAGAGAAAGAGAAATTGAAATCGCTGATATTGACGAGGCTACCGCCAAACACGTCAAGACGGAAATACCTATTGATGAACTTGAGATGGATAAAAAATCAAAAAAATCTGCATATATGTCATTGAAAAGGGATAAAAAAAGCAAAATAGTTGTAGCAAAGAATACAAGTTAAAAAAAACAAGTTAATACTCAAACATATGTTTATTATACATCAACATGTCATTTTATTTATTCGTCGATAACAATGTTTTCATCTTCAATGGATTCGATATCTTCGTTGGTGGAATTCTCGTCGGTGACGATGTTTTCGACAACTTGCGATGAATTAGATTCTGTATCTTGTTGCATATGCGTTTCGAGTTCAGAAAGTTTTGATTCCAATTGTTTGTACGTATTTTCTTGCGTAGCAATTTGTTGTTGTAACTCTGTCTTTACGTTGTTAATCATATTCTCCAACGAATTAAATTTTTTTCCCAATTGAGTTTTGGCTTCGGTTTCTTTTTTATTAACCCCCGTCATTATAACATTCCATCCATTTTTTAGTTCCTTTTTGACATAATCCAACGATTTTGTGTCATTTATCGATGCTTTGGTGGCTGTGGTTACATCATCTTCAGTTTTGGAATCATCTTTTTTACAATACAAATATACTAATACTATAAATACGAAAAAGGCAAATATGTACCCAATCATATTAATAAATGTTTATAATCAAAATACAATTTGTATTTACAATCCGTAAAATGATTATCGATATCGGTACTTATAAATCCGCACACAAAGCATACATCATTGTTATTATCTTTAAACAATCCATTCGTCGCTTTTTGTTTTTGCTCATTCGAAAAACCATACGTAGACCATCTTTTATTAAAACTCACGTAAAGTTTGTGTTTTTCATTAAAACATGGAACGTTAGATGTCGTACATAATTTGTTATGATTTACAATACAGTCAATTTTCATGTGCGATTGAATGATATCGTGCAAACAGGTTTGATTCGTCTCATATTTGCAAAATATACATTTTACAATACCATGTTCATGATAAAATCCTAAAAATGCTAAGATGTCGGCATCGATAAATGTGTGTTTGAACGTTGACAACCGAACATATTCATACATGTAATTACAATATTCAATATACTTGTTTTTATTTCTAATTTTTTCTATCGTACTCAATTCATTTTTGCATAATTCTGCACAAAATTCGACATCTTTTACAACTTTCACGACTAAAAAATTTGCAGCATTATTGAATCCAACAACGTATAAGCCACCTTGCGCACCGGTACAATAAATTTGCCGTTGTATTTGTCTCCAATGTTCGTGCTTTTTATTGATGTAAAAAGATTTATTCTGCACATCGAATTTCAATCCGGTATATTTCACACAAACGTCGCGTTTTTTATAAAAATATTGACGAATAATATCATCTTGGTTGACGTTTTGATAAGACGATGGATTTTTAATTTCTACCACATATTTGTCATTCTTTTCGGTTATTATCAAACCATCTGGTGACGCGCAATAATACCCATTCACACTGATAAACAATCCCACGTTTGTGTACCATTTTACACGTTGTTTCATAATCATTTCGAAAATATTTTTAAGATAAGCTATGATATGACAAGACTGGTGTATCATTGATTCTTGTTGCAAACCATATTTCATAGATTCGTTGCTATATACATGATTATTCGTTTTGCCGGTACTTGCTGTTATACGGGAATCACGTAATTTGTGCCACCACTCGCTGTTTGACTGAGTTCTCGTGTTTTTTTCGATAACTTGTAAATCACCCTTGTCTGGCCGATTTAAACATTTAGCCCAATTTTTAAATTCATATTTGTTTAATATATTGATATCAGTGATAGACAATTCCATAGTGCGATGTCGTCGGAAAAAGAAACGGTATCTGAAACACGAGTGAGTGTCGACGAATTTAAACGAATGTTATTGATAGAAAATATCAACAATATGATCGACAAAAACGAGATTATAGTAGGAAACGTTCGTGATACAATTGAGACTGCTATTTCGGAATTTAAACAAAACCCAACCGATGTGAACTATAAACAGTTAAAAACTATGTTTGATAAAGTAACGTTTCTTTTCAATGAGATATCTGAAATTAATTGGGAAAGAATGTTGGCAAAGATTTTTTTCGTGGTCTTTTTCGAAAACACCAAACGATTTGTCAAATCAAAAAATCCTCGAACAGTTATCGATACTTTTTTATCACAATTGAATAACACAAGTGTATGCATAGAAGATGATCCAAATGATCTAATTAAATTATATAATTCTCATTTAGATTTGATGGACATGAAAATCGAACATAAAAAACGATTGCACGGTCATCATTTGGTAGATTTTGTCAAAAAATTGGTCGTAAACTGCGTAAAAGCAATGCACAACGATTCACGACAACGCACCGATATCACCGACTATGATATCGATTTGTATAACAATAGTCTAGAGATCGATCGACAAAACGTTACGGCGAATATTTCAAGACAATTTACCGAAACCCCGATAGAGTCAAGAAAACGTCATATGGAATATTTTTTAGATAGTAATAAGCGTGCTCGTGTGTAATAAGATTGTAATTGAAAATGGTTCTATTGAAGCTCCCGCTGAAATTCAGCAACGTAGAAACAAATCAACAAAATGTACACCAATATGTCGAATTTGAAGTCGATTTATCGAAAAAAGATATTTTAAATGTGTGTCAGACCATAGGTCGTTTTTATGGCGCAAATAACATTGAGTATGATTCGATATCGCTTACATCAAAAATAAAAGATATGTTAGCATTTATCGAAAACAATATTACTCAAATGGAAGATTCGAAAAAATTTGGCCAATTGAATCTGAAAGATCTGTTGCATAATTTGACATCTTTATCACATTTCGCACATTATACGCCAATTTTACGACAAATCTTGAAAGATATTGTCATCGACAACGATTGCCCCAACATCGAATATATTGCGATGAATTGTTCGAAATGTAGAAAATTTATCAAACAACGATCTGGTGATAATATCCAACGAATAGGTCTTGGTTGTGAGACTTGTCAAATTGTATACATACAAGAAAATTTCAATATTTTGGTAAATGTAATGGAAAATGGTTGGGGGCATTTTGCCTTTGCATTGCATGCGATGATAATATCTCTTTTTGTCATATTTCATGCAGTGAATCAAGATATAAACGATGACCAATCGTTAATGCGTAAATTAGTGTTTCATTGGATTCTAAGTATTTGTAAAAATATCCTAAGCGATGTGACCAGCGTAAAGTATTGGAATACCAATTGTAAAAAAATATCAAAATATATGACAAAATTTGGAAAAGTGTTGGAGACATGCAAACTGAATTGCAATCCGAAGATGTTTGTACAATTTACAAATACCAAATGTGCACATCCTGTAGCAGGTGTGTTGAAACAATCTATAATTGATATTTGTGGAAGAAACAATACTAAACGGCAAAATTTTGACGAATTAGCAAATTTATTGTTTTCGGGGTTTTTTCTAAGACTTTTATTGGAATCGTGGAAAATAGTACATAAAGCAAATTACGATTGCAAAGACATGGAAATATATTTATTCATGTGCAAATTAAACATCACGGAGGCAAAACGCAATAAGTTATGCAATGAATTGAACGAAATTCGAAATTTTTTAATCGAGCAATCGTCGACTAATTTTTTGCTGGAAGAAAAAGCATTGAGTAACTTTTTATTAAAAAATCATATCACCGAAATATTCACGTGTTTAATAGGTGTTAAGGATAATAACAATGTCCGTCTCGTTTGATGTAGTATGGTCTCGCGAGACGACCGACAAAGCTAAAGTTTTGACAAATATTTCACCGCAACAAGAAATTACCGATATTTTGGCCAATATGTACAAATCTATCGATCAAAAAACCATAATGTTAAACAGCGAACAGTTTACGAGTTTTTTGAATTTTTTGCGAGATGTTGCGAATCGATCAGATTTTGTAAACGTTCATAATTTTGTGATCGATAAAATACCGATAACGTCGCAGACTACAGACTCGAGTCTCGATACGATAAATACCAATCAAGCCAGCACATCCACAAATACAATTACACCCACAAATGATCCTTTTTTCTCGGACAATGTATAGTTATTGTAATAAGATTTATAATTAGTCATGTCAAAACGAGACATATATATATTGATAGAACAAACAAAACGTGACCTTGGAGATGATAATATGCGAGCTAAGTTTTGGACTGGGGCATTAGAGTATTTTTGCGTTGATTCGAGAATTTGGTCAAAACAAGAAATCACCGACGCAATATCGTTAGCATCCACAGCCGCGAAAATAAAAAGCAATGTGCAATTAACAACAATTGCGGCCGCTTCAAACAATCGTAGCGATTCTAGTTCCGATTCTGACGATGATGTTCATGCACGAGCAAAAAATATCTTGCTGAAACAAAAGGAAAGAAGAAACCTTATTGTAGAACGATCTTTGAAACGTTCTAAAGTTATTAATCTTACGGAAAAACCATATGCGACAAATGCTATTCTAACTACATTGAATGCATTGAAAGATATGGATTCAACACCGCAAAAATTTACAGTCGGTGATTTCATAGAAGGTTTGTTGTATATATCAACGCCCGATTTAACACCGTTTTTGAAAACGTGGGTCCTGACCATAATAGACTCCAGCAAACAAGAGTGTAATTTTAACGAAAAAAAAGAAGAAATGTATAACAATGTATTAAAAGACATTAGATTGTTATTGACAAACGATAAATATTATACGTATAATATCAATTCAATTATAATGATTCAAAAAAAAATGCAAAGTATATTTCGAATGCCGCTACCTCAACTTCCTAGATTATATCAAATCAAAACAGATTTGTTATATACCGAAAGTGATAAAATAAAAAATCTACAAACTTTGGTTACGCGCAGATTACAACAAATGGCTACTACTACGGTAACATCATTTTTACCACAATTGGAAAACAATATGATTGACGACACAAATCAGAAGTACAAATTGAGTAAAAATGTAAACATATCACGAGTAAATTATACAGTATTGAATCAATTGTATAGTCAGCAATATACGACGTCATTATTAACAAACACACCTCCGTTACACGACGAATGGCAACAAAAATGGTTATTATCGACGGATAAAAGACAACAGCGAGTTGTTAGACGTAAATTAATAACAGAAGATGAGCAAAATGAAACCAAAAAAACAAAAATTTCGTCAGAAACTTCGATCATATAGTTGTTGTGTATGTATATATTTAATAAGCTCTAATTGTACAAATGTTTTTTAACATATATGAGCGATAATAAAATTGTTGATAATAAGACTAAATTGAAGCCGATTGAAATAATGGCATATCATAGAAGACCAGGCAGACCGCGTGGGCGACGATCCAGTACACATAGAACGCGATCACGTTCACGATCTCGTTCGAGGTCAAGATCCCGGTCCAGATCGAGGTCTGGCAGAAGGAGATATAATTCATCATCGACACCATCATATAATAGATCACGCAGTCGTAGCAGAAGTCGTTCATATTCGCAAAGTCGTTATTGATAACATAACGTATATGTATTATATGTGTATGTGTTATTGAATAAACATTTATTAATAATGTACATTTTATGATAATTTATTTCCTAATCACAAAATACATTTTTACACAATATATTTTTTGTAAATCACTTTAATCATGTCATTAGCATACCATTGTTTTTTATATTTTACAAAACGACACAATTTTATCAAATCTCCTGATATCTTTTTAGTATCCAATCTATGAACCAATTCTTTACAAAATTGCTCGTTTAATATGTCAGATAACAGCAATTTACCAGTGGCTCTGGTACGTTGATACGATTTGCCAGACGTGACAATGTTTCGATTTTTTTCGAACATTCGAATTGTTTGCTGATTTTCTTGATTATGTTGCTGGCAATAGGTGGTCGTTGTATATTCGTGATCGAAAAAATCGTGTTCGCTAACAACTGTTCTACAGCCACATGGTTGTATAATCTTTTTTGTATCATATGCCATTTCGTGTATATATGCGGTACGCATGAAATAAGCGTATTACAACTTTGCATTCGAAATGTTCAGCGGATTGCGAAAAACTGCGAAAATATATGATAACACCGCCGATCTTTTAGTGGATAATACAAGTTTAGTTGTCGGTAAATTCTCAAATTTTGATGCAGTCTTTTCATTGCCGTCAGCGAAATCGATTAGCAAAGGATATGTAATTGATTATGCTACTTTTATCGGCAACGTTGATACGTTCTCGATAAACAAAATTTTACGACAAGCTGATGATGTTAATATCGAAACTCTATTCAACGCAACTGACACAGATATCGCCGGATTAAATGTTCTACGCAAAGCGGCTAATGTCCCAGACAACACTATCTATGTTGCCGAGGTCAAAAGAATAAATCTGAAATCTCTTTATCCGTCGTTAGATGTAAAAACATATGATGGCATTGCGTCAGGGTTGAACAACAATCCCAAACTTTATTCATACTTAAAAGGCCTTGGTGTTGCAACATTGGCTGGGGGTGCTGTGGTGTTGGTTTTATTGGGTATTGATTTGGTTCAAGATATCATAGACGCATTAAATCGAACCGGTGGGAGTTATTTCACGTACGGAGAAGCTGACAACGTTGAATCGTGTTATCTACGATATCGGTCTTGCGGAGTTGATCAATCCAGCGTCGACACAACAACATATTGTCAAAATTTTTTGGATCCGATTCTCGAAGATGACGTCACAGCGCTTACAGCTATATGTGATGGATATGACATTGATACCGAAATCAGCGTTTGTAGACAATCAGACCCATATGCTGATCCTGATTCTGAACAATGGGTTGACGTTTCCGAATTGGCTGAAAATCAAACTTTATCATGTGTCGAACCGTATACTTTTTCTGATTTAATATCAGATTTGGGATTGGATTGGTTATTGGGTGACGATTCTATATTGGGAAATAGCTTTACCTCTGGTTCAGATTCTATATCGAGTCTGAGTTCGTACATTGGTTATATCGCAATATTTGCGATAATTATAATTGTCGGTATCGTTTTCATAAAATTGAGTAAGGCTGTCTCATAATATGCTACAATGTGTTAATAAGACATTTCTAACACATTTACAATACAATGACATCAAATAACATATACGGTCAAATTTTTTTCGTCGACAAAGACAATTTTCAATTATTTCTTTGTTCTGATAAATTCAAACCTGAATTACATCGAATGCAAAAAAAATGGTCAAAAAAAAAGAATACAGATGTGGTGACAAATCCTAATTTAAATGGCTTTATACTTTTTAGCATGTTATTAGCTAACAGACAAGTAAAAACATTTTATAAAAAACTACCTGACAAAAGCACAGTGTGGCAAGATGCCAAAAAACAAGAGCCACAAATTTTAGTTTTCTTTCATGACATGTCGGTGAGGTTGAAAAACAGCAATACATACAAAGAAGATTTAAATACATTTATTCAAGAATTTATAAAATATGTTAAGGATAACAAATCAGAATCTAATAACACTATTTACAATACATTACACAAATATTTGTCACTAAAAAACGGCGTTAAGCCAAATAAAAAATCTATTCCTAAGAAAAGAACCATGACGTCTAAGAAAGCATCGCCACCATCAGCGTTCGCATCTGACACCTCATCGATACATAGTCAAGAAGAATATTCGATAGACGAAATTGAAATTTGAATGATTACTTGTTATTGTTATTCAATATCGAATTGATGACAACTTTTGTAACATGATTGTCGAATAAAAAATTGTCTGACAACAAGTCTAATGGTATTACATTGTTTTGTTTATTTCGTTGATATAATGTATAATTATCAATATAAACCCCATCCAACATCGTCGCAGATTTGTATATGTTTTGTCCCGCTTTTCGAACGCTGTTCAACGATTCTACGGAATGATTTAAACATTGTCTGGCGTTTTCGTGTATTTCTTTGACATCTATACGATCAGATTTTTTATTTCGTATTTTGTTTAACAATTCTATCGAACCTTTTGCACCAGATGCAACTATATCTTCGAAAACACCAGACATGTTATCGATATCATCTTGAGTACAAATCACGGACATCGTATCAATCATTTTTATTAATTCAGCATATAAATAATATGCAACACGAGAACTTATCGACAACGTAACGGAATACAATAATTTTTGCAAACGTGTCGAAAACTTTTCCATTTCATAACTTTGCCATAATTGATAAATTAGATTATATTTTGTCAACATTTTATCGACATCTTTTCGAATCCTATATAAATATAATATTTGTTGCGGGCAAAAACTTAAACGTGTTTTGTCGAATTGAATCATACAGTATTCTGGATCATCGTATAACATCGATTCCATATACAACACACTATTCGGATATGGCATCAATGTTGTAATTTCTTTATCTCCATCACAATCTCTATTAGCACCGAGAAACGTTCCTAAACCGATACGAATATTATTTTTGCACGGTTGGGTGTTTCGATCAATTCGTGCGGTATGTGTTGATAGTTGCGAAATATTTGGATGACGTGTTGATTTGCAACGTAGAGTGACGTTTGATTTTATCTGTCGTCCGTAATATCTGGATACGGTGTGTTCGGGTAATACGCTATAATTAGGTGAATTGTAACATATCACATTCGAGATCTGACTACGTTTATTCAAATAATGTCCGTATACATGTTGTCCGCTAAACGAATCTTTATTTTGTATTTGTTCCAATATTGTGCCATGCAACAATCTAACTTTCTGTAATTCTGTACCTATTGCTATATGACGATTATTTTTCAATTCAAATAAATATTTATACAATGTAGTGATAAATGTTTTATCCCAACTGGAAAACACTGGTAAAATCAAAAAATCGCAATCGTCTGTAGAATTTGTCAATTTCAATTTTCTTGTAAAAATGGTATATTCGCTCATATCCGTCAAAATGATATTTGACGCAGAAATAACATTGCGTAATAGTTTTAAAAATTCGACATCGTTGTCGTTCTGTTTTTGTTTTATCAAATTATTATAAATAATAACCAGTAGCGATACATTAAATGCGTTTATCGACGATGTCTTGACGATATGGAAGATTTTCGACAAAAAATGTTTGAATAATTTCACTGATATTGAAAACGGGTTTTTTAATTTATTTGTATCATGGAGATTGCCGATAGATGTTATTTGATGCGTTGATACGGTTTGAAAAGTATCCATCGTTTAAAACAGATAAGAGCATAGAAAAAATCAGCAGTAATATACCAACGACTAATATTTTTTGAGAACTTATCGGTAACGTTGTAACAGGTGTGTTGCGATTATAGAAGTCATATAACGCTGCGTTGACAGAATCGTCATCGGATAATATCTGTTTATTGTTAAGATTAACGTAAAGAGGCTGTTTGTAATCGAAATTCGTTATCAAACCAGTTGATAAGTGGGTCCTATACAATTGATGAGGTGACGTATTCACCAATAGCATAAAAAGTCGTTTCCAAGCGAGTTCTCGATCATCCGGGTCTACAACAACAAGAGACGTAGAATAATATTTCAAATTTGCATCTTGTAGAACCAATTCCGGAGTCGTTATTTTAGTAGACATTATGGACCAGGTGTTACGCTGTGTTTCCGAGTATGCCAAAAAATCTGGTGGTTAGTATTTTTAATTGTATATACGTTATATTACTTACCAATAAACGCTTATCGTTACAGATAAACCAATTGACAACTCGAACACATCTGCATCGAAAGAAACTGTGATTATGTCGAATAAACCAACAAATCACGAATACACGTCATTCTTTGCGGAAAATGATTTCTTGGAAGACGATTTTGATGTCGATTTTGTCTATGAAACTGTAGAAAACGTATTGAAAACCGATATACCATCCGACAAAAAACAAACTGTTGATAACACGAGCGATTGTGCGTCAACGTCTAAAACTTTACCCAAAAACCAGCCAGATAATCTTTGCAACGTTGTTTCAACATCAAACAAAGTTATCGAAAACACGACTGTCTCACAAATAAAAAAAAGACATAATGAGGACGAATTTATTGAAACAAATAAAAAAATCAAATGGTTTGATAATGTGAAGTTTGAAGATATCATTGATGAAGATTCTGGTGTTTATAAAATTATCGACAAAAAAATTACATACATAGAAAACGTTGAAACATATCATGTAATTGTATTTAAACGAGGCTACAAAGTGTATGTCTTCACATGCGATAACAATCTTTTTCAAGGTTTGAACTTGAATGAATATTATCACATTAAAACGCATAATATTCGCGAATCGAATGGTACGTTTTGTACTAAAATAACGAATATCGAACACACCACAGATCCGTCAAATTCGACAATAAACATATCACCCGTAGAATTAGAAGCGGATGACACTGTTTTACATACCGCTTTAATGGAAATTGTGTACGATCAATGTTACGTAATTAAAGAATCGGATCATTATGCCTATAAATTGTATGCAGATTCAAATATCAATGTCAACGGAGTTCAACAAAAATTCCGCATATCTATATCAAATTTAAATTCCACAAACGTGAAGTCGTTTGTTGATTTGTGTGGTTCAAAAGATATTACGTCGGAGTTTTTCGACAAGATAAAATTGCATAGGTATATGTTGATAGAAAATTTTTTGATACGACAAAATGGGTTGATCAATAATTTGATGTTATATCACATCGTTTGCCAAAACGAAATCACAAAAATGAAATTTTTACAATATAATGATTTACAAAATTACCGTCACTTGATGAAAGATACAAGATTGATTGATCAAAATGATATTGTAAAATGTTTAAGCGACGCTTATCCTATAACTGTGTTTGTCTCATCAAACATTCCAGTATTCGAAGAAAATAAAATCGTCATATGTACTGCAAACAACACATTAATACGCGTCACGGTATCCAACGTGTATTGGTCAAACGTTGACATATTTAAATTACATCGTATTCTTAGCGCATTGGATAATAAAAATGTCAAATACATATGTCAAATGATCAATAATGAATATATTTTATTTGGTATGAACTGCGACGATGGTCGATTCTCATATACATGCTTTGATTGAATTACATATTATTTACATTATAAATACAATCGCATAATATTCTGTACAATGTTATTAAATCATTTTGTGAAGGACTATTTTGTATACATCTTTTTATTATCTCCCTAACTTGTGGATTTATGATAAAATTATTATACACTATGATAAATTGCCGATCTGACATTTGTTGTTGTATATTCTCGAAATGATTATAAATAATTTCCGGATTTATTTGACCATTGTCAAGTTTTTGTAAACATTCGATGTACATATCGTACAGATTTTTATCTTTATATATCTCGGTCAAATATTTTGTACAATTCGATGCAAATATCTGAGAACCTGCTTCTACGGATATTGTGTTCTTGATATTGTGAAAAAAATTATCGATGAATTCCATTTCACGATTCGGTTTTCGGTATGTTTTCGCTGTCTTGTGTGTTTTCGAGTAATAAACTGAATAACTGTTTTAAATCTTTCTTATCTTCGATGGTTATATTATTGTTCACAATATCTTTTGTGTAGTGAAATATTATCAATTTGTATATTATTACTACTGTTAGAACACATAGTATCACGTACAGCAATGGTGTGTCGAAAATAGCCGCAGATATAATAAACACTCCAAATATAATAGCTCCATATTCCATATTTACATCTTATCTTTAACTTGCATCGGACCTCTATGATATTTTTTATTGATATAATTACGAGTAGCAGTGGGTGCGTTATGATTCATATAATCAGAAATCGTATTTACGGGTATTTCCGAATTGAACATTTCACTGGCAAGCATATGACGAAACATATTTGATTGTATTTGCACGGGGCTTTTGACGTTGGCTGCTTTGACCAAATTTTGCAAATCATTGAATTTTGTCGACGAATTGACAGATATCCCGGCAAACAAGTCAGGAATGTTTTGTAAAATTTCGATTGCGGAATCTAAATACTTTGATTTGTTCGGCATGAGTTTTATATATGCAAAATCACTTGTCTTTTTTTTCAAATGTATATTTATTTTGGCTTGACCACATTCTTTTATCTTCAACAAGTCATCCAGAGTTATATGAAATGCTTCGGTGATTCGCAAAGCAGTCGATACAATAATCAAAAACAACACCGCACCTCTAATCGTAGATTTATTATGACTCAAAAAATTATTATCGCGTACATCAGGTAAAATTTTTGTTATGATAAACTCATATATCGTATCAGCGATTTCGACAACAACGGTATTCTTTTCATTTGTATGTTGTTCGTTATTTAAAAGGTCTTTTGGTGTTTTTAACGATATCGGTATTTTGAATTCGCTTCGATTTATATCCATTGCATTACAATAAAAATCAAGTATTAAAACAAGACTTCTACGACAAATGTTGCTGCTACGTATGATGTTATCGACAAATATATCATTTTGTAAAACATGTGTTTTATGATATATATTGTTTATTATATCATCGATTATTGATTTATCATTATCCAACATGTCGTCTTGAAGCAAAGCATAAATAATTTTTGCAACTTTTGACCTATACGATTTTTTGGTTGAATTTGACATAGGTTTAGTGAATAGATATTTTTTCAATATACCGACACCCGAATCGTGAATACATTTCTGTCGATCAATCATCACCTGAGATATTTTGTCGAAATTTCTATGACTTCTAATAACAACGCCCCATTTTTTTTTATACATAGTCAATCGATCCATCGGTTTGTAATGAATCGAAATAATAATGCAAAAATATTATCAAGATTATAAATACTCCGACAAGTAAAATGATCCAAAATATCCACGAATTATTTGTCGTTACGTTGTCGGTATAATTTCTTGTTCCGATATCTTCGACAGTATTTGATTTCGTTACAGAATCTGGTAAATTGATTTTCAGCGGGTAATTTTGTACCACAACGTCGCCGCTTATTCTATCGTAATCAATATTCATATTGTTGTTTATGCATTAAATCTTATTCATCGTAATCTTGTTCTATTTTTCTTCGCAAAATTTCATTATATTGGGCAGATTCGCTTAACAACGAATTACATTGGGATTGTGTCAAATTGGTATTTTTCTTGAAATCTGGCAATACGAAGGGACTTCGTTTCTTTCCGGCAGACGTCGCCAATTGCGCGGCCCATTCGAATATCGTCATGCGATGTTTGGCCCCAAGAGGAACAAAATAATTCACATTTTCCTTGAAATTATTTATCAATGTGGCCAGTTGTGGCTTCAATAAAACATCGTAATAATTATCATAGGAATCGGTGGTAAAAGCACTTGTAACCACGTCGTTTACAATATCGATGAATAAAGATATTTTTGGCTGATTGCCAATCGAGATACTGTGCAGCAATGAGTTTGGAATATCCGATTTGGTGCGAATAAGTCTTAAAAATTCGAGGAATGTTTCGTCTTTAATGTTATAAAACATTATCCGATTACGAGTGACACTTTCTGTCATCTGATCGATAACAGAATCCGATAACATGTGAGAGGCTTCTGCTATTTTGTTAGCATAAAATTTAGACGCAAAAGATTTCATATTTTTAGAAGTTAAAAATTCATTATTAAAAATGCTTTTATGTTTATCCACATTTATATTCATTTTACCAATTTTATTATAATATTCGTGCATATCGTTTTCTTTGACAGGAACATACGGTGTTTCTTTTTGCAATAATTGTATCAACTGATGTTCACGTCTGTCAAAAATCGACGAATCATTGGTATCTTTGAATCGTTGAAACCGGGTCACAAAATCATGAAAGTATTCGTCATTCATTTTTAAGATAACTCTTACAATATGGTCGTAAAAGTTAATTATAATGCGAACACACTCATTCAATATTTGTTTCCCAAAAATAACGTTACTAGAAACATAAATACTATATCGATCTACAAGCATAATGTGCAGAAATTCAACACATCGCTATTGAGTCATTTCTTTGCGAAAATTGATATCAATGGACAAAAATTTGAAATACACCCGGGAAGTCAACCAAACACTTTTCAATCCTATAAACCTTTGGCTTCCGTCGACGAATTGGTCAGCGAATTCGTAGAATGTGACGAATGTATGAAGAAACGTTTAATAAAATTTGTCGAAGATGAAAATAAATTTAATATTTTGGTGAATAATTGCGAAAAAATATCATGTCAACAAACCAGTTGGCAATCGTTGATTTTTATCAATTGTTTATGTAATGTTTTTTTATTCATATATTCTAACAATAATATATTTTTGTTATTGGCTATTTTGTCGATTGGGGTTTTAATATATTTCAACACATATTATAATTTTTATGATAAAACAAATCTGTGTGTACATATATGAAGATAAAAACATAATACACTACAAAAAGATGTAATAAATTACGATTTAATGATATAATCTACAAAGTTTTGTGATGTTTGACGGAAAAAATAGACATGTGGTTGCACAAATCATGGTTAATACGATATATACTACGGAAAATACAATAATTTATTTGTGTACATGTGACAAAAATGTATAAAATACAATATTTTGATACAAAATGCGTAATTAAATGCCTATTTTGACGACCATGTCGTTGTTTCCTACACCTAAATTTAATCTATTACCCTTCAAAAAATCTAATTTTAAATTTGAGTCGTTTTGTAACGTCATATTGATATTCGCTGCTTTTTTCAACCAAGCTTGGCGACGACTATACGATGCCAAAGGGTGTACATTGGAATCAAAACTAGCCAAAGACCCATTATTACGATATCGTAAAATCATGATTATCGATAAAAATACAATCGTCGTATGATCGTCGCAATGAAAATAATATTTACGTGTGACAAGATAATAAAATATTTTCAAACCAAAATAGAAATATTCTCGAAAACTTGTGAATCTGTCAATATTAGTCATCATCAATAAATTAATTCGTTCATCGTCGAAATAATCTTTCAAATATTCAATTTGTTCATTTTGTTCTGCTGTGTTGTTAAATTCCAGCGCCACGATTGTATTATTATGCCAGTCGGTATAAAATTTGGTCGGCCATTTGTTTTCTAATATGGTCCACATTTGTTTCGTTTTGATTTCAAAAAACGTAAAATTATATTTAAATTTGTTGAATTCCAATATTTGCATCAAAGTGTACGGTTTCGTAATAAATTCGATTTTATCGCCCTTCCACGAATTTGCTATCTGTGTATTGTCGATTGTATGTTTAAAATTCAAACCTTCTTGCATTTTGTTTGTCGTTATCGATATCGATAACTGTTGACCAAAAGGATATTTATCTTCATAACCCCTTTCAAACATAACATTACACAAATATTTACAAAATAAATGTAATTTATCACGTTTGTACAGCTCTAATATATCATGGTGATATAAATTATTGCCGTTCCGATCAAACCGTATGAACAATTTCAACAACATTTTGTCGTGGTTAGACAAATTTCGTCCAATCAATTCATCAATGAATTTTTCCATAACAATAAACGATTCTTGACGAGTCCACAATTCTAAATTATATCTAATCATTGTCGTGTGCAAATCGAACGTATTGTTTTTTTTCCAAACGTATGAATTTGTGATGACGTCATTCTGAACATGGTAATAAATTTTATGGTTTAAAAATATATTATATTTTGATAAAATAGTGGATAAATGTATACAATTTCGAGGTAAATTTTTCATCACACATATGTATGTATTTCTAAACATGGTAAATAACTTGACGTTGACAGAATACACTGATACACTAAAACATTTGATATGACAAGCGCACGTTTACCGAAGCTCGGTCGGCTCAAGCCGGTCTAGATTTGATAAAATATATCGAGGCTCGGTTGGCTCAAGCCGGTCTAGACTTGATAAAATATATCGAGGCTCGGTTGGCTCAAGCCGGTCTAGACTTGATAAAATATATCGAGGCTCGGTCGGCTCAAGCCGGTCTAGATTTGATAAAATATATCGAGGCTCGGTTGGCTCAAGCCGGTCTAGACTTGATAAAATATATCGAGGCTCGGTTGGCTCAAGCCGGTCTAGACTTGATAAAATATATCGAGGCTCGGTCGGCTCAAGCCGGTCTAGATTTGATAAAATATATTGAGGCTCGGTCGGCTCAAGCCGGTCTAGACTTGATAAAATATATCGAGGCTCGGTCGGCTCAAGCCGGTCTAGATTTGATAAAATATATCGAGGCTCGGTCGGCTCAAGCCGGTCCAGATTTGATAAATATACCGAAACCCGGTAGGCTCAAGCCGGTCTAGACTTGATAAAATATTTTGCATTGTTGTCATACACAAAATTTTTTTGGTGTTTAGTTTATGACAATTTATCGAAAACTCACAACAATTTTGAACATACGGTATTTTTATTGTGTTTTTAATAAAGACGCCAATTTTTGATAGATATTGTACGTATTGTTATATAATAAAATACAAAAAACAGTTAATAATAATACAAATAACAAAAAATATTGCGAATTGTACAATGATAAAATGAAAGATAACACCAAAGTACAAGCAATGCCGATCAAATTTTGATTATGATATGTTGTCGATATGTTGTCTTGTAGGATTTCATTAAAACTTTTCGTATAGTTATCGAAATCTTCAGAATCATATGCTGATAATCGCGCTACAGCTATACTTGTGAGATTTTCACTATCAAATGTGAAGTCGGTGGTATCGTTTTCGAAATCCAATAATTGGCCGTCTGAATTGATTTCCAGATTGGCAACATATTCTAATATATATGAAAACGTTTCCAATAAACTGTTTTCGACATCAACGTATGATGAATAATGTGCTGGGTTTATTTCGATAAGATCACGTGTTCCATTTTGTGTATAAAATGCTTCTAGGAAACTTAATGACACATCGGACAAATATTCTGGTGTAAACATATTCGCATAACCGTATGGATCCCAAAACGATAAAACGATATCAGCTATAGATAGAAATGCCAACGCAATACCCACAACCGATGATGCTTGAGCTGAAAATCTTGCAATTGCTTTCGCCACCGTCGATACCAATGTTATCGAAAACGTATTTAATTGATGAAACATAGCTGCTTTCAATGTATTGCCTAATAGACGTTTTGTAATAGTGATTGAAGAAGTTAACAGCATTTTTTCGAAATATGGTGTGGTTTTTGTTGCAATTTTTTTCATTACAGATCTAAATGCATCGTCAAATACACTGTATCCAATGTCTATCAACAATGAGCTGAAAATAGGAAAATTGTCGAAAAACTCAACCATCATATCTTCTATTGATTGATCTGATCTAGTTTGTATCATTGTATTACTAACGACTCTACCACCGACTTTTCTGATCATCGTCCTTGAGTTGACATTGTGTATTCCGTTTTGTGCGATATATACTATAGTCGAACTTTCAGATAAACCAAGTTCGCCAATATTGCTATATGTGTCGAACAAAGACTCGAAATCTTCATCAATTGTGGTATCAACCGCATTTGTCCAATTATACAATTCAGCATACGCATCAGCTAACGGTTTTTCGGGCAAAAGTTCGGAGGGTTTGTCATAATCAATAGTACTTGGAACTACACCCGACCCCGTAGCTAATTGCTTAAACGTTGCATAAATTGATTCACCTAAAATTACACCAATAAAAGTCTCCCACCATTGATACGAACATCCGTTATTTGATACATCTCTACCGAATCTGTTGCAATATGCTTCATTGAAGGTAGCGCTGTATGTTTCTGGAATGTTATCATTTGTATTATACGCTACGTTGAACCCACTGACGTCATCGACACCTTTCGTGGTATGTTCGCTTGTACGTACATACGGCGAATTGAACCATAATTTCGTGGTAGAATCCATCAAAATACATTTATCATTGAAATATCGAGTTTCCAACGACTGAATAAGAGCTTCAGCTCCCGACTTGCGTGCCGAAGCTGCATCTATATTATAGCAAGCTGGTTGTCCATATGGAATAGCAACGTCTGATGTTTGCGTATAGCCAAATTCAGTGTATACGTCTATCGGTTTGGTCTCCGTATATGGATAACAATTAATTTGTTCGCATCCTTTTTCGCTAAAAGCAATGTCGACGGTGATGGCTTTATTTTTTAGATTAGTAGGTACATAATAATCATCATTCGAAGCACATTTGATAGAATAATCGATAAAAATATTAGGAAATCTTGTCCGCCATTGTCGGATATATTTCAAATTAGACAAATGTGTTGCATACAAACTTGCATTTTGTATATCGATTGACGTAATTGTCGCCATTACTTATTTTCGTTTATTATATTTAACATATGTTTACACGCATGTGTTTTTGCATCTATCTTAGAAACACCAAATCCATGAGCGCACCAATCATTATACAATAATTGACAGTACCATTTATTATCGAAATACACAAATGTCACACATGGTTGGTGTTTGTGTATAATATAATTTTGCAATATATGATAATTTTGCAGATCATCTGTACGATTGACATTGAATATATGTAGCATATTCTTTGCCGCAATATCTTTGGCTTCTTTACATCGTTTAGCACTTCCACGAGTGATCGTGTTTTCGTAAACTAACGTGACTATAAATATATTATCGTTCAGGTACACATCAGTTTTTAATAATGATTGGGATTCCGATCTTGTTATCGAATACAATTGCGATATGTCATTATCGTTTATAAATGAGTTCGACATATTCAATGAGTGTGTTATTTGAGCTAGAACCAGTTTGGTCAGTACATCAAAATGCCTTTTTGTGGTATTTGTGAAACATCTATCAAATCACGTTTTAAAAGACACATGGAATGCCACAATACAAATAAATCATATGTTTGTGAAATTTGTCAATACACTTACGCGACACAAAAACAACTTGAATGCCACATAAAAAGCAAACACTCGACACGCTTACTAGAGTGTTTTTGTAATCAAAAATTCAATAATGTCAACACACTTATTATACATTATCGAAGCCATACCAAAGAAAAACCTTTTGTTTGTAACGTGTGTCGAACATTATTCCGACAATCAGCTCATTTGAAAAAACATTGTTTATCGCAACACAATGTGGTTTTATCGAAAGACGATTATCAAAAAGAAGGATCTGTTGCGATGACGAGAACGCGTGCTATGTTGTGGTTGTTGATTAAACACATGCACGAAAAAGAATTCGATGATAGCAAATCATTGTCCGAAATTATGTCAAATATGATAGGTTTGACATATACACCAAGATACGAAACTGTATCAGATTTTATAAATAATTTTAAGTTATTCATAGTTAAATATTATCCATCGAATACGATAAATGATTGTGAAAATATGTCCGATATAAATAGATGGTTGACACGTATATTACATCAAAATAAAATTCAATTATATCATATTATTAGGAAACCATTACATTAGACGATAATCATGTAAATATGTGTTCACTTTATATATGATAAATGTATATTTTGTATTTTTCAATGTTGAAATATATCATATATAATGTATATAAACGTATGATGATGTTTAATTTTATTATCCACATAAGTAAAATGCCACCCCCAAATCATATTTTATTTATTAGTCGGTTAAGTACGACAAAAACATTATCTGCAAACAATGCATGGGTATCGTCGTGTACAACTCACAACAATTGCAACATTCCGATAAAGAAATGGAATTTGTTGATAAAAAAATTGGGTTTAATGATATATCCAGGTTGTATGAAACCTGATCATTTTAAATTATATGTCGATGGTAGAAACATTTCGGGTTTGGTAGAAAAATACGAATGCTATTTGTGTACGGAAGCTATGTTTTTGGCCATCAAACGTGAATTCTCGTTCACGAAAACTGTCGAATATGCCAGGATTCCCGTCAACGAGTATCAACCGGACGGTCCGTTATGTGACGATTGTACAGTATCACAAGAACCGGACGACGATAAAATAACAGATATGCTTAATCAAATAAAAGATCAAATACAAGAGACTACAAATGATACTATGAAACAGATTGAATTGATAACTGGTGATGGGTTGTCGACATTGCAAAATGATTTGCAAACGTTGGGAACTAATATTTCGACAAATTTACAATCACAAAGCGACGCGAGTGCTTTGTATATCGAAACGTTGAAAGATGATGCTGTAGCTGCTATTGAAAATGCCAAGACCTCTGTAGATGAATATTTGATATCTTCAATACAAACAGCAATTGACGCAATAAATGTCGCAGCGACACAATCTGTAACTGCTGTAGAGGATAAGGCAAAAACGGCCATTGAATCTATAAGCGAGAATATTATATCTCAGTTGGAAGTTAATAACGATGCTATCACGTCAGAGTTAAATAAATTAAGCTCTGAAGTGTCAGATAATATAGATACAATAACATCTGATGTAACCACTGCTTTTGACAATATTCAGACAGCTTTACAGAAAAGCGAAACGTCTACAGTGTCTGGCATAAACGATACCGGTATCGTTATCGAAAAACTGATAAAATTCAATGAAGATTCTATTACTTCTGCTATCAACACTACCGTAACAAATTTAACGGATCTGTTATCAACCGCAGAAAATACCGTGATCGATACGATTAACAACGTGATATCGTAAACTTCACGATGAGTTTTCGTAAAAAAACTTTTCTACGTTCCAATTACGAGAATCAGAATAATACGAATGATGTTTTCAGTTTAATTTTTCCGTCAGATAATGGCGAGGCAGTCCAGTATTGTTATCAATACGATTATTTGAATGAAAACAAAGAGAAATGCAGTAAAACAATCAACACTTTTGTTGATAAAGAATTATTTCAAATTGTTTTGACCGAAAAACCAAGAAAAAATTATATACCTGTATATGTTACTAATGTGATACTGGTAGAATTTATAAAAAGTGATTATTGCAAAGGTTTTTTCAAAACATCGACCAAAAACAGTTCATCAATAATATATTATTTAAATGAAAAGACACAAGACAAAATAATGTTTTACGATGATATGTATTTATTACCAAAATATTTACAGATTTATGGCGATATATATCCAGATGTACACGACAAAATTGTTAATATTAACAAACCTGATTCAAGTTTTATGACGCGCTGTATCTACAATATAAGTCATTCGGGTTTTTACAATAAAGAATATCCTGGAATCGTGGAATTTGCTGATTAACAATGTTGTTTTATTTCATTGTCATTACCATATTAGTATTGTTGGGAATATACATATTTACAAAGCCACTGTTGGACACAATATATGTGATCCAAACAGCACAGACCAAGTATGTTGATACTATAGACGAAAACGTGGAAGCTATAGAAAAAAATTTGGCCGAAAGTCGGTATGTTCCATTAGAAAATTTAGCCAATATAGATATCAATAACAGTACAGAATTAATGAATGGCGAAAATAAATGTTTCGCAGCTCCTATACGTGTGTCAAACGTCGAGACGTCTACGTTTGATTGCACAACTGTCTGTGAAAATGAATCAGCCAGTTATTTTTTTGTAGACGAAAACGATATATTTGTAATAAATGGTAGCAGATTATCTTCTGGTGGTTATTGCTCGACAACGGCATTACCCACAAAATGTAATAGAGAAACGTCCATAGTTTTATACAGTGTTAACACATGGACATGTATTGCAGAAGATCCACGCTTTTTTGCTGGCGAATCAAATTCAGTTCAAATAGCCGGTCGTCAACACAGCCGATTCATATTATCGGGTTATGAACAATATAACATTCTGTATGATAAACTTTTAGAAAATGAAGTCGATATTACTCGAAATACTTTGCGTACTTCTTGGGATGAATTATTGGACGATGGCACACGTCGATTTGTAGTATTGTGCAATGCTTTAGATGTAAACTACAACGAAATGTTCGTTAATCCTTACAACGAAATAGAATGTTTGCCGAATGTTTGCACCAACGTTCAATATGCACACCGCGACGTAAAACCAGATTTCGTTAACGGGGTGTGCGATTGTGGCGATTACAGCGTGACGCGTATGCAGCATGTAACAAGCGGAGACGAAACTAGTTTATGTGCAAATATTATTAACGAATCAGATTATGATAATAACGTATACAAATTTCGATCTGATTGTTTGAAAATGACAGATGTTGTAAGTAAATTGGAAACAGATGGTGTGCGTTTGTTTTGTCCACCAGATGTTTTCAATACCACAGGTGATGCTGCATATCAGGTCGAAGTCAAAGGGTTTGCTTGCAGAACAAATAATGGTGTCGATGAATTGACGTATCGATTAGAAAATGATTTCGGAGATAGGTTGACGTATATCAACGACAGAATTATATCGTAAAATTTGGAGTATATAAGTTACAAAATGTACTACTCGCGTGGAAATCGGCAAAATGATAATCATGTCAATAATGGGGCGATCAAAAGGTCGACTGGAGTATCCGATATGTCCAAGTTATCTAATCAAGCGATTGTAGCTACAGATAGGCACATCATGCGCAACATTGATGATAAATTATTACGTGAAGAAACTGCGGTCGGGTCCACTACGTACCATAAATTAAAGAACCACCTCGACGAACAGGTCGATAAAAAAGTGGACACTCGCATGAGGCAAAAAGCGGATGATATCGAAAAAAGTTTGTTCTCACATCTTCAACATATATGTGAATCAAACAATCTGAATTGCCCTACGCTGAGAAAATCGTTTTAAACATGGAAAATGAAATCATATATATCAAAAGCGCAGATGAATTAAAACGCGCACAAAACGATGATTTACGTAACGTATATGTGCATTACACACTGTATTCTGGAATTTTATCACCGTTACAAACGCTAGATAAAACTCGTTTGTATGTTTTTGTTAAAAATGTAAACGATCCAAACTTGAAACCCAAAAATGTAAACGATATCAAGTCGCCATCGAAAAATCATTCGTACAAGCGTCAACGATATCCATGTTTCAACACAATATCCGGATCCACTATTCATAAAATTTGCAATGTAATGAAACCACCACCATGTGTTCGTCATGCGCTGAAACTGATTGACGAAAGACCAATGAAGCATCGTTTTCAACAACGCTTCGTAGTGCAAACGTATATGTCGCGCAAGTATTTGTGTGAATCATGTACAGACAATGAATGTTTGAATCAGATATTGTCAGAATTGTATCATAATGAAAAGAAATGCATGACGCAGTTGAAACATTGTACGAATAACAAAATAAAACCATATAATTGTTCTAAGATGCAAACATTGGGTTTGTGTAATGTAGCTGTGAAATGTTCATGTACCAATTTATTGTCATGGTAAATAAAACGATTTTATCGATATCAACATTTTTATTGTATTTTATACATTTGTTTACATTGGACACAAGTTGTATATAGGTTTACCATTTCATCAAACGATCTATTTTGTATTTCTATAGTATCACCCAATGACGCATGTTTACATATTTCTTTGACCGTTGTTTGACCAGCAAATTCCAAAGTATGCTCGTAATCGATATTTAAAACAGGAGGGTGTTTAATTGTATGTGCTGATTTTGTGATTTTTTTTTTCGGTTTTTTATCGATCATCAGATTTATAGTAAAATTTTTCAATATTTTTTCCAATGCATTGGGTACAATTTTTGTCGGAGGTGTATTAAATACTTTATTGCTACGGTTATTTTTATATTCTGCTATTTGTTGCATGTAATTTTTAATTTCCTCGCAAGGACATCTATGATCATCGGTCATTATTTTTCGTATTTCGACATACAGTTTAGAATTGTTATTAGTAATTCTATGCAATTCTTGTATTTTCATCACATCTAATGATATTTGTTTTTTCTCTCGTTTGTCTGTTATCGGATTGTAAGCCCACATTGCATGGTATTTGTGACCAGTGCCTGTGAGATTGAAAGTTTTTACACATTTTGGTTGTTTATACTTCAAATATCTAATCAGATCTTCCCATTTTTTTTTTCGGCGAAATTTCAAAAAAATTTCTTCAATATCTTTTAGAGTTTTTTCGGAACATGGAGGCATGGTTGTGTATTGATAATAAGAATTCACAATACGACGACAATGTGCTTTTTATCACATCTGAAAGTCCACTTGCCAAATCGCATTCGTTTTACGTGAAAAATTATATAAAATATATTGTAGTCAAATTATATTCGCACATTCCTGAACAAGGTATTATAAATTATTTGTGCGAAACGTGGAATTTAACCGAAATTGTATATATCAAATTTGAAACATCTGATGACATGCGATCAATTCGAAAATTTCTGAATAATGAATTATTGTCGACTAAACTGGGTCCCGCTTTCGTACTTCGTGAAGACTTATCGTTAACAAATGTCAAAGCTTTATTAGAATGGGGTAAATATGATTTATCAAATGTATCGTTGATAACCGAATACGGGTTGTATTCCACAGTAAGGCACGTTATCGTTTTCGATTTGGACAACACCTTGATAACCGATAGTATTCCAGCAGAGTTACGTTGTCACTATGTGCCACATTCTTTAGCAAAATTGCACGAAGACCATATTTTAGTTTTGTGGTCTTACGGAAACGTTGAACACGTCAGAAAGTCTTTGATCGAGATAAATTTACCACAAAATATTTTCACATGTATAATATGCGGTGGAAGATCAGCTAAAACTGATAACATCGATGAAACAAAGAGAATATTTGTTGTCGAAAACAATATCAGAGATGTCGCAAATTTACCGAAATCAGTTACCGTTGTCACGCAATATTTAAATGCGGAGTCCATATATTATTTCAAATCTTTCACATTGATAGATGATAAAAAATCCAATCAGATAAATTACGATTACTTTATACAATGCAAAAGAGCTAAGAAACCGATGAACGATTGGCGAATGTATCACGAAGTTATCGTAAAAAATATACAACATTTTGATTCGATCATGGATTAAAGTTTAATACACCAGTTGACAGGCCATAATTAATAACATCAATGATCGTAAAAAGTTCCGTATCGTATGAGGGGTTTATTTTAAACGCTGGTTCAGACGCACCAACAAAATAATTCAATAGATTGTATTCTGACACTGTGCTACAAACGATATTGAAAACCCCATTCTCGATATCTGAGATATTATTTCTATTGATAGCTATCACGGGAGATTCCTGCTGGCTACACGTGGAACCTACGCTGTTCTGTAAATATGCGTACACCGTGTCATGCAAATTATAGATGATAATATTAGTAGGCTTTATCAGTAGTAATCTACTGATACCCGAAACGTTGTTATCATCATATACTTCTATTTGCGTACCATAAAACAAACTGTTTTCGTGCGATTTGACCACAGTCTCTTTCAAATATACATATGGATTCAGTTGTGACGTGTAATAGTAGCACAAGAATACAGTTATAATCAGGATCAAAATTAATGCAATTATGGAAAACAACATACTAGGCCTTATGAAAACGATAGCAAACACAATTACGGTGCCACAAAAACATTTATTTTATTCAACTGATGACATATATGTTAAAACAAACGAAATTACATTCAAATTGCATTCGGATTGCATCGCGACATATCTGTCCGATGCATTACATAAATCAAATGATATCAACGATCACAACTTAACTATGTGTATCAATTTTGAGAAAATGTTGATTCACCCATTTGTGGAAAAGACTTTTGATCAGATGGATGCTCTCAAGAATTTGTTAGCCGCAGACGTATCAAGATACACCACGAACCAATTTCAACCGAAATTCGACGAACATCGGGATTACTTTGTATGTTCGCAGATCAAAGTCACAGCCTTCGCATGGTATTTTTTTATGCATAAACATTTCAACCTACATATATTGGAAGTACCTTTACCAAAACATGTAAGACTGGGTAATGTCAGTCTGTTTACATTAAAAAACGACGAAAAAAACTCAAACGCTCAAATATTTGATATTGAACTACAAATAGTCAAACAAAACGGCGTTTTATCATTTATCAATTCGGAGTCGATAACAGAACCAAGTAATATGAGTAAATTAATCGTGTTTAGACACGATGACATAATGTCTGTATTATTGCATGGAAAACATTTGATATTACAAAATCAATACCAAGATATTTTTAAATTCATCAAACATAACGTGTTCAGTTATCAAAGAATTGTTTCGACAAACAAATATTTTAAATTAGACGCCAACGAAATCAAATATATGAATGATTTTGAAAATTTTAATATCCAAGACCAAGAAATAGCGAATAACGATTCGCCATGTTTGTTCAATGACTTGCATGGGTTTTCTATACATAAACAACAGATTGAAACTGCAATACAAAATATCATTCAAGAATTTGAAAATAAATTGATCGATAAATTAAACCTGCTAAAAAGCGATTGGTCGTGTGAAGATACTATTTACTTTAAAACAGCTCACTTTTTAGTCAACAATGATTTTGCATGTTTTGAATACATATTGTCATATGTGTATCAAAAAATGTCTCAACTACATATCATTTCAAATCAAGACGAGCACAAATTATTCCTAAATATATTCATGCAAAAATTATTTTCCAATTACGATTGTGATAACAACGTTTTGAAACAAATTATTACGTGTTATATTGATCTCGATTACAATTTGTTTGCCAAATTTTGCCAATCGTTCAGATTTATCTCGGATGATTCATTGTGTTCGTATTTTGCATTAAAAATACAAGGGTTTGTTATCGAAAAACATTGGAAACTCTCAGATTATATAGTTAAAAAGATAGACCCCGAAATGCTGGTGTCTTATTGCGGATGGTTTGTGGTATACAAAACCGAAGATTCAATATACTGTTTTTCAGAACGGTATTTTAAACAAGTGTCTAAATCTAGATCAAATGATGAATGTTCAAAGATTGCATACAAATCAAAATTAATCTACACCGTACCCGACATATGTTTTAACGATTCAAAATTTATATATGTAACAGAAAATGGCGTATTCAACACAATTACAAACAAATTTGTAGATTTTGCTCCATTTGTTATAGCAAACACGATGTTTTTGTGTGCATTGCAAAACGGACAAGTCTACAACATCTCCAAATATTTTTTCGACGATATGTTGCATAACTCTAAAAAAGAAATGTTATCTATGGAGCTATATCATGCCGCTCATATTCCTCGTAAAATGCGTCGAATCTGTGCATTAATTCGATTGGGATTATATACAAATAACGACAAATTGGTAAATGAAAATGCTTCAAAAATAGTTGATATTTTCAATCATTTACATTTGTGTTCACACATTTGTTTATTAGCAATGATAAAATTCACAGCACCAGAAATTACAAACCTATTATGTAATGACGGTATTACTCTAAGTGATCAAACGTTACAGATATTGGTGAAATATTCTTTATGTAGTGCGCACATAAAATTATTGTTTCTGATTGTTTATTTGTCAGACGATAATGATAACAAACTGATTGAAGCACTTGGCGAAACTGTTTTCGATATAAATGCGAATTTGTTAATCAATCGTAAAAACGATGTCTTAAAAAATCTCACATCTCTGACACAAATGAAAAACATCAAACAGTTGATATCTCATATCTATGATTCTTCACTGTGGTCGAAAAATGTTTTATTGATTCAAAATGAAATCGATCCGACAAGAAAAAAATTCAAATCAGATGTTGTCGACAACCCTAGTGTTTTATTGGATCAGCTAGTGCAGCAGTTGACCATTTGTAACATATGGAAAGATAAACTTATTTTGCCAGTCTCGAATGAAACCACGCTACAATGGTTGATACGGTTTTACATGAGATGCATTTTTCCACATCTGCGTGGGTTTGTCAATTATGCTACAAATCCGCACATGATAAACATCGCCGAAGCCTATTGCTATATGTTAATAGCTAATAATTTTGCATACGATCATGTTCTATATTTGTTGACATTTGCCGCGTCGCTTAACATTCCTCAAAATTATGAAAAATTGCTGTTGGTGTTGACTGGATCGAGTAATGCTGGGAAGACATCATTCATCAGTTTATTGGGAAAAATAGCTGTTAAAATGCCGTCCAATACATTATTTATCGATAACAGAGGCAACGGTCCGAGTGAAATGGAATTTTCAAGAGCCATTTCGCAGCTGTACGAGATAAACGAAGTGCACAAGACCACGGCTGAGAATATCAAAAACACCGCTGATCTAAGTCGAGAGGTTGTGGTAAGACACGCTCATTCAGCTTGTCAAAAAATTATGTTACAGTATAAACCCATATTATGTAACAATCGTATGTTGGAAATTGAAAATTGTGACAAAGCGGTTGAGAACAGATTGATAATAGTCTATTATGATCATGTCTTTGAAAAAAAGGTCGTTTTTAGTGGAAGTATATACGAGCATTATATAACAAAGCATTACCCGGATGAGTTAATTAACATCGGAGATTCTTTTCGGGTATTAGTATCATATATGTTGATACATTATAAAGATAACAAAACTAATTTAATATCATCACGACGAATGTTAACACCAAGAATGATTAAAAACATTAAAACGGTGTCAGTGATGAATATTTTTGCGGAAGCAATAGATTATATCTTAGATGTACAAATGACAGATGATCCCAATTTGTGGATAGATGTCGAAACGTTGAAAGATGTATTTTTATACGTTCCAAAAATATTGCAAACGATATGTGTTAGCAAAAAAATGATTACTCAAGAAGAATGTGAAGAAATGTTTTACTCGCGTCATGTCGATAAGTATTATGAAAATGCGGACAGTATGGGTAAAAATTATTATAGGTTGCAAATAAACACAAATTTAGATAAAATAAAATCGAAAAAAGCGCCTCGTTTTATTTGATAAAATTTTATTGGTCAATAGTATTTGGAAAGTATCTGTCGGTGCGGTGTTTGATTATTTCAACTACAATATTATTTGATATAGTACATTCATAGATATTGTTTAATTCGCAATCACAATCAATTAGCGAACGAATTTTTTTATTACAATTGTCATGAAATGTATTGTTACCAATGTATTTTAATTCATATGTTATCTTAGATTTTAATTTATGTAACTTGTAATCGGTAGTCACACCTATGTATCCATCGGTTGGGGTATAGTTTACGTTATATGATGTATTATAATCATCACAAGTAAATATATCAATATCCTTCACATATTGCTGTATTTTTATCATACTATTTTCACGTAATTGTGTTAACAACAATAAAGCATATTTTAAATCTACGTGATAATTATTTTGCACGTCTAAATTATATTGTGTTACGTTGTCATACGATACCGTAAAACATGTCAAAATATCGGTGATATAATATACAGAGTTTGGTAGTTTTTCCAACTGAATACCCAGACAAACATTTTTTTGATCTGTGAGAGGATATGCTAATTCTATACTATCAAACGTCAGATCATCACACATGATATATAAAATTTGTACATCTTCATATTCATCATCTTTGACACGAGAAGTGTTTAATGTGAAACCCTTGCACCTGATTCCATCGAGTTTTCGCGCATATAATTGATATGTGTCAAGTTTAACATTGTTCATCAGTACGGTTTTTTCGAAATTTCGATACTTTATTTTATTGAAAATTTCATCATGCGCTACATGCAACGTATAAAATAAATCTGCATGACATATTTGTACTAAACATTTAACAACCTCGCAAAAATCTGATAATTGACCATTCATCGGATAATTGTGGTCAAATTCCAATTCTACTCGAATACGTAACAAGATTTCGTCGGAACCAATTCTCACATTCTTTTCGATAACTTGTGTCGGTCGATTGTCATCGATCAGCGTGTTGAGTAGATTAATCGTTTTGACAAGTTCGGCACCATGCAAACCGTTGTACGGTGAACGGCTTCGATTCATATAAATTTCTTCACATTTGATTTCAACATTATCAAAACCACACATTTTAAATACGCTGACTTTGCAGATATCATTGATATCTTCACACGTCGTAGATTTTTTTTCCTCACACATCGTTTCCACAATATTCAAAATCCAATTCTCGTGTATGCGGGTCATGATATGTTTGTTTATCGTTTTTTTCTCGATAACTGTCATATCGTTTTCAAGATTATTACCATCGTCACAAATGCGTATTCTGTTATTATTTTTATCCCGCAGGTCGACATAATTATTTGTCAATTTAAAATCGACGTTTTTTCTTAACATTGTATAGATATCATAAGCCCTAATCTGATCGCATTGTATTGTATATTTTATTTCGTGTTCCATTTCAGACATGAATGATAACGACATTATATTCTTTAACACATATTTCAAATTTCACGAAAAAACAAACACACCATCAACGAATGAAAAAACCAACAGTTTTATCGAAAAGTGGCGATCTGGTATCTATTCGGAGTTACAAAGTCTCGACCAAGTGGCTGTCAATAAATATATTGATTATGTGAATTCTTTGAATCTGACTAATTCTAAACCTATCGCAAAGCCATTTATTCCTAACAAAATGAGAATCGAACAAGTGATACAATATAATCAATATAGTCGATTATTTATAGAAAATTCGTTATCAATTCAAAGTGGTATATCAATCTTTTGTACAAATTGTTATGTCGAGAATGAAACGATACTCAAAAAAGTGACAAACGAATTGTATATGCGTTTTCTACAAAAACACAGTGATATTAGTCACAATTTTGCACACGCTGCGGTGAGTAATGGTGTTTTCGGATATGTTTTCGAATCGCCAAACATTGATTGGAAAAGTGAGAATGTGTGTGTGCGGCGAAACGAATATCCGAAACGACTATATCTTTTTGGTAATAACGTCATAAATTTTTTCGAAACATATATCGAAAGATTACAAAATGATATCAGATATAAAAATGTTTACAGCGATATCTTATTGAAAAAGAAAGATTTTGACCGATCCGTGAGTAAAAAATTCACAGCAAAAACCGTCACAGATTTTCGGAATATAATTACTCGCGAAATTGGAAACACTAACGCTAACATCATATTAATACAAAGAGATTATATTTTTACAATCGGAAATATTACTGATAATTTACTAAAATTGCTTGATAATTATTATAGTACAACTTCTTTAAATTACGCTATCACGCAATATGGTAATGATTTCGAAACCATAACAAATACTTTTTGTGTCGATAGAACAACGCAAAATACTGTTAGTGTGAATCGCGTCATACCTCCGATGGATGTCATACCTTTGCATTCATATCACATTCTTTTGCAACCGGAATTTGGGCTACAAATTTCCGGGTTAAGTAACGCTTTTTTGAGTCCGACTTATGGTTTGTGTTTGATATTAGCCAGACAGATATTTGGTAGCGAAAAAACAGTGGATTTTGATAAAAGTTTTATTTTATACCAAAATACATTGCGACAATATGCGTCAACACTAATCTATCATATAATACAAGATTTGTATTTGATCAGATTTACGACCAAAATAGACACTGTCATATATATCATGGTCCGATGTTCATCACCTCAAGTAAAAACGGAACCGATTGTTAATTTTGATAATGCGATGATTAAGAATTCTATTATATTTGTTTTGCATAAATATTTATAGATAAGTTATAATGTCGGATAGAACGGATGGAATACATGTTAATTTTGCCTACGAGCAAAACGACAATGCCTCTAAAATTGTACGATTAGTCAAATTTGTATTTGGTGGTGTTTGTGCGATAGTATCTGTATGTGGTATAATGATGATAGAAAACATGGTGATCATCAACGTTTTAAATGAAAATCTTGTCGAGAATAAAAACCATATATTACGTATTACAAATTATGTACACAACACAACTTTGTAAGTAAAATAAGGTTATTATTTTGCAATAATGGACGCAACAACCGGTTTTGGTTTTGACAACGTAGGCGGTGGAAGCAGATGGATGAGTTTTCTGTTACTCATTATAGTTATAGTTATAGTTATACTGTGTGTAAATTCTAGCAGTACGAATGGCAGTATGAATAGCTTGAATACGTCGTCGGGTACAGACACCACGACAACAACAACAGCAGCTACACGAACGGCACCTAATCCTCTGAATAATTTGATGCGCAACGTAGCTCCAAACACCAATACATAGTATAAGTATCTCATAAATTAGAAACATGTTTAGAACCACAGCATCTATTGATAATGACCAATCATCAATGATAACTACTATAAACGTGACCGATATTGAACGAAAAATAACGAAACAAAATGGAGATCGTCATGAAATTATGATAAAAAATAGATTGATTGATTTTGTCAATTCGTTATATATACATCAAAAAGGTTTTAGTCTGGAAGATATATTTTCGCAAAATCAATATGAAGATATAATGTTTACAATAATTCACATATCTTTATCATTTGTTTCAAAGTTAACGGTAAATCAACCTGTACCGGCAATGTTTTACAATACTTATTCCCAATCGATACCACACGAATATATGGTGTTCACACCAGCCAAATGTAATAATCAAGATATGACAATAACCGATTTACCAAAGATTGCATGTAACGTTGATCGAGAATCAATATTACATTTGCTGCGAAGCAAAAGCGCGATTCATTACAAAGAAGATGAAAACGACATATTGATATCGACATTATATGATAACATTTCGTGTGAATCAGAAGAACAAATGTTGGATCAGATATCCGAGAAGGAAGCGCTTCAATATCTTTTTTTATACATAATCATCGAACATGCATTCGTACATTTGTATATACATTTGAATGAAAACGAGAAAAAAAATGCATTGTCAATGATTGACCATAGTGTATATTTCGCTTTGGGAAAAGGTATCGCTTCAAAATTGCTGATGTCAACTTTTCGTTACAAAATAGAACAAGACAATTCCGTAGTTGGTAAACATATTCCAATGTACAAAATACAAAATTGAATAAATATATTGATAAGTTTCAACAAAATTAGAAATGTGGAAAGAGTTGTTTTCGATAAGTCATATATTATTAATTATAACACTGATTGTCAAGATATTTTTATTTATAAGAATTGCACAAATGAATAAATTTAATGACAAGAAATTACATTCAATGATATGCCCATTAAATTATGACGGTTTGGTAGAACATCCATTTGATTGTGGATCGGCATTCGATTGTCAAATAAACAAACAGATATTTTGTGATACAGGTTATGAGTATGACCCTATCACCAGTACGTGTGTAGAAATTAATACAACAGCGTGTAGCTGTATTTTGAGGAAATTACAAGATATCGATAACTCGGTTACGTTATGATTTCGTGATTATTTCGACACCATATTTACACCCTTTCTGATTGTACGACAAAGGCACACGACATCCACGTTTTGTTGATGTGAACACTCCGAAATCAATTTTGGGAAAAAAAACATCTATTAAATGTTGGGATTGATTTGTCACATTACTCAATGATTTCATATATTCGTATAGGTGTGGAATTATGATATCACTTTGCAATGCGTCTGTAAAACATTTGTAAAAAGAATTGTCATTTTGTACATTGTATTTTGAAATATTTATATGATTTTTATTAAATAGGTTTGCATAATGAGATCTTTCTTCGTTTGTGGCTGTAGGTGAAAAGTCATCTACGTCCAACCAAATATGTAATCCACGGTTACCAGATGTATACATTTTATAGCGAACGTCTTTGAAAAATAAAATGAATGTTTGAATGCATATATTGTTTTGCAAGTTTAGCACTTTTTTATCCCGTGCATCGCTGTCTATATCTATGATCCATTCTCGACAATTGGGTATAGTGAATATTTCTTTGACATTCATACTGATAATCTTTTCGTTAAGCACATATTTCATGAACATTTGAAAATCTGCAAAAGATTTATTTCCACTCCATCCATTTGCGTGTTGAAAGAACCAGTATCTTTTATTATTGTTCCAAACGTTACACCAAATAGTGTGTAATACTTCAGGCGTATATAATTCCTAAAACCATAAATGTTTTTATTATTTATATTATCGATATTTTTAGTAATATTATATATCATTAATATATTTGTAAAATACATATATCGCATCGACGAAGCGAATTCGACCGTTAACGTGAACGTTTTCGGTAAATCAAATTATAATTGCACAGATTCAAAAATACCGTGTGTGTCTGATTCGCAATGTCTAGATTATTGTCTTGTGACCAGTATTGGTAATAAACAGACATGTTTGTCCGGATATTGTTCGACGTCGACCATAGATTCGCGCGACGACGTTGAATGTAATGAAAATCATGGATTATTTAAAACATATATAAGTACATCTGAACTGATTACATCAACGTGTATATCTTTGTACAGAGATATCTATGACGATTATGACAAATTGAGACCCACTATCTGTTCCAACGGTACATTTGACATTGATTTGACTCAACAAAATATCAACGTTGATAACTGTGTCTGCGACGATAATTACACGTTGATGAGCTACACATCATCGATATATACGAATATTTCGCTCATATGCGTACATGACGACGTAGTACCGTTATACAATAAGATTTATACATCAATTTAATATTTATGTAATGTTTGATGTATTTAATTTTACTAGGTTTATTTATTTTGATATCGACGATTCTCTGTTTTTATTTCTCGGCCAATGGTGTTATAGCATCGCAAAATAATTTCGACTACATTTATTACAATCTTAACTTCATACCAGCCGATCTGATCAAATTTATCAAAAATGAGTATTTGTTCACACCTGGATCAAGTGATTATCAGTGATGAATATTTGTTTCCTTCTAAAAACTTGATTGTACGAGAAGCTGAAAATTTGCCGATAACGATTCCGAAATCGACATCGATTTTGTGCGTCATAGTTAGCATCGAGGAAGATATCGAAATAATAGGCGATGTGCAAACTGGGTTTTCGGAAACTTTGATAACAACTCAACACGACGACGGTGTGTTAGACAATGTGGTAGTTGTGTATCTAACACCAATACAACCTATTACTACTTATGGAATTCTAGGTACCTTTGTTTTCAGCGGTTTTTTGACAAATTTTTTATATGATTGTAAAAGTGCGTTTTTGTTTAAAAAGATGATATTTTGTCCTGTGCAAGAACCATTATTTTTTTTAAGCGATAAATATCGTAAAATAGATGGTGATAATATTCTTGGTTCAGAAATAGATATAGACAGAACAGTCGTCAAAAAGTTTAATGTCTGTTTTCGAAAACGGCCGATTGATCTGTATAAAATTGTTTTGAACGTCAAACGTTTGTTAATTATATTGAGTAGATATGGCTATTCGTCATATATATTGAATTTGAATGATAAAAATACTCAGGATTTAATTAAAACGTTAAAATATGAACAATTACGTCGCATGTTAAAATTTCAACAAATTGGTGGACTTTGTGGTTCTTTACAAACGGATAAACAATTGAGCCAAATGAAAATTATACAATCGCAATTACATTCACATTATGCCGATATGGATAACATAATGAAAACAAAGAAATATTATCTAATTTTGATATCGCAATATCATATAATACCAGAATATTATAAATTAATAACTACTGTCAACGAAGGAAAATATTGTGGAATATCTGTGCATTGTAATAACTTTACGATAACGTCGGTCGGTGTTGTACCGCCAAACATCGACATACGTACGATTAAAACCAATACCAATAAGTTTATTAGTGAGCATGATTCTAACAAATATGTTCAAGATTTATATAAACATGGAATATATACTACTAATTTAAATATAAAAGCCAAAACTAATCAATATTACTGGTCATAATGGACACAGACCAATCGCAAACTTTTATTGAAAAAATATCACAAAACGATCGTAAACTTTTTTATTACCAATTATTAACCTTAGGATATGCGTTACTAATTATAACATTATTATTAGTCGTATCGTTGATATGGGTTGTGTATAAAGAAAACAGTAAAAGATCCAATACAGTCATAAATTATATGGACAATTTACAAGGTGTACGAAATGAATGAATTATGGGTTTGTGGTGAAAATATAGCTGGGCAGTTGGGATTGAAAATAAACAATAGTAAAAAATTTATAAAAGTATTTGATTTAATCGATATCGTAAAAGTGTGTTGTGGTGGATTGCACACAATTTGTCTTGATGTTTACGGAAACGTGTTTACTTTTGGTTGTAACGACGAGAACGCGTTAGGCCGAGTCATTTGTGACATAGACGAACATATACCCGTTAAATTAGATCTACCATATAAAGTTATCGATATCAGCGCTGGAGATAGTCACAGTGTATTTTTATACAACAACGGTAGCGTGGCAGCGTGTGGATTAATTAGGGTATGTGCAATTGTGTGGGTATAAAATTGTTCAAAATACGCTTCAATAAGTTAATGACAACATCAATTACAGAATTCATCGGGAGCGTATTTAAATTTATCCAACACAAATGACACCTGTCCTCCAATCATATTTGAAGATGCAATGGTCCAAATTAAAAAAATATCTTCGGGTGCAGATCATTTCGTATTGTTATCGAAATGTGGTCGATTGTATACAATGGGCAACAACGAACAGAATCAGCTGGCTAGACCTTCTCGATGTCTTCGATATTCAAATGAAATGATTCCGAAATATATACGAAACAATTGTATAGACGCATGGGCTACACCTTATGCAACTTTTGTAAAAAATAAAAATGATAATCGTGTGTACGCTTGTGGTTTAAATAATCATGGTCAATTAGGTGTGTATAATATTTTTAATAATCCGATTTTTCCTATATGTAACATATATGTCATGTTTTATCAGGCACAAGTACAGATACACCGGCCATGTCAATTGTACAAATAGATGTCGATATCGTAAAAATATGTGGTGGAGAAACGCATACTCTGTTTTTGTCGGCAACTGGAGAAATATATTCTTGCGGCAATTTTGATTACGGTGTACTTGGGGTTGTCCAAAAGAATGATATAAATATTATCGAAACAATACATAATGTTATCGATATCGCGGCTGGAGACAGACAATCGTTTTGCATCGATAACACAGGTATTCACACAAACATAGATACTTGTTGAACAATACTATATTGATATTTATTTATCCAGGCAATCTTTATTCTTGGGGGATGGGATCAAATTATCAATTGGGATCAAACGATAATCGAGATATATATTTACCACTGATATTGAGCGATTCGATCGATAAAAAAATAATTGCTGTAGATTGTGGTGGTCAACACAGTGCAATGATAGCACAACGTATAAAAGCTAGCGCGCGATATCATTCCTCATAACGCAGCTTCTGACTCAACAAACGGTGAGTACTAGTCATATACTTTTTGAAAATTATTTTATTGATGTGTCATATTTGCAGGTGACCATGTCTCGTATAATCAAAAAACGCAAAGCTGGTGAAACTATATTTGAAAGAAAATTGAAATATATGCGGTTTGCTGCAGCCGAAGCCCTTTTGATGTTGAGTACCGCAAATCAACGACAACGCGAAAAAGATGCCGTCGATGGTTTAATGATGTTGTGTGATGAAGTTGTCGATTTCGACAAACCAGTTTGGAAACCAGACACATGTACGCGAACGCGTGTGTATGGCGATGATGAAACGGATTTATTGATATTGGCTCAAGCTTTGAGCGATAATGACTACGTCGAAATCAATTGTTGTATGAGATTAGTCACACCGATCGAAATATTGGCGAATGGATTTTTCAAATTTAAATCTCGTTGTCGACATTTATGTATAAACAATATTTTGCCAGATGTCACAATGATTCTGAATCATTGCGAATCGTTGCACGAAACTCTAAATTATTTGTGGTTAAGTAAATGGTCGTTGCCCGAAGGTTTGCAATTTTTATCGCATTGTAAAAATGTGTCGACTTTCATAATTGACGTGACTTTTTTTTCGCAAACGTGGGGAAAATTTATTTTACGCGAATGTTATAATATCAGGAAAGAATTGTGTGCTACACAAATAGATTCGAATTTGTATATACATTCTAAAGATATTAGTTTCAATCAACTATGTAAACCTATTTCGTTGGATATCGATTTTGAAACGTTTGATGTACCAGTTGTTATTTGTGGTAAAAAAAAATACATTGGTAAAGACATAATATATATTGAGACCGATGTTTACAAAATATATAGTAAACGTTTTACAAAACAATTTAATGATAGTATATAGTTATATATAATACGTGTACGATTTAAGTACATACGATGAAATCATACAATGTAACGAGTGTTGTCAAAAACAAAAATCGAAATAAAAAGTTATCGTCATGTTTCAATATAAAAAGATGTCTGAATTATTTCTATTGTATTAGTTTCTGTGTTTCACTAGAAGAAACTTTCGCATGTGATTGTGACGATATCGATACCGAAGATATTGATATTTTATAGATGGAGGGTATTTGTAAACGAAACGAATCATGGGATATCACAAATATTTTACTACAATATATCGATAATAGAATCAAATGGAAAATATTTTCTTTCGCACCAACCAATTTTCAATGGCAACAACTTTTGTGTCCGTATAATGAAGTGATTTGTATGTCAAACAATATTTCCATATTGAGCGATGCATTGATCTCCAAGATACATTTAAATCTATACTGTGTCACTGATAGACAGCACAATTTTGATTTTTTGCCAAAAATCGAACACATATCAATTTTGCATCTTCATCTAGAGTGCGTGTCGTTAGATTTGATAAAATATTTTATTGAATCTAAAATTTTTACTCATGTCGAATATTTGGCCATAGGTGCTTGTTGTCAACCAGAAGCGTTTGGCATTGCAAAAACGATACAAAATTTGAAAGCTTTTGCTATCGAGTACTATATGTCGATCAAGTTGCCAATATGTAACTTTGATTTATTATACTTGTATCAAATTTATAAATTTATTTTCGATAAAATGATCGACAACGATGTTTGTGTGACACATGTTATTCGAACATCGGAAGAACACAATTTTAATAAAAATAAAAAATTCAGATTTTGGATTCATAATGGTAACATTTCGTTTGATAAAAAATATTATCAAACCTTTGCTTGTGGTGCGAAGTTGACCGAATTCTATAAAACAATTGAATATATCGCAGATTTTAATGATATCAATAACATATATGATAACAAATTAGACATACATGAATCCCGACACATGTACAACACGTATGTCAAACGTGAAATGTATAAAAATCACATGAAACATATATTTTCGGATAACCTTGTAATCAGATGTGGTAACTAATCTGATATGATATCATATCATATAGATAATTCTAATCTAACCAGATAGTATGTCATTATAAACAGTTATAACCGCCAGTCGTGATCATATGGTATTACTCATTGCAATGATTCAGAGGCGAAAATTATGTGTACGTCGACAGACTAAAAAATCTGTAAAAAGGTAAGGACATCAAAATAACTATGTATATGAAAAAGTGATTTATTTAATCTATTACAGGTTGATACAACATTGTCCGGAACTTGTGCAAGAAAATATCATAAAAAATCTACCAAACAATGTGAAACGAGCCGTCAATTTAACTGGATCTATCGAACCGCAATGGAAAAGGCGAGCATTCAACATAAACGAATTGAAATATTATTTCAAAACATTTGATATAACAACGTTCGATGGGTTACGAGAACTGCCTGAAATTTTCAGCAAATATAGTTATTTGTCTTTGTCGATAAATATCAAATCTGAAAACACAATCAAAGATTACACAACAGCGAAATCCATTTTTGAGCGTTGCAGTCGCAATTTAATGACAACATATTTACATCTCAACGAAATAACTCCATTTGTGCAGAAAGCGATTATAGATTCGAAATTGTTCGACAGATGTTTAAAGTATTTGTCTAATAAATCTATATTTACAGTAAATTTGGCGACACAATTGTTATTGAAAAATCCACAAATAATCGGATTTATTGTCTCTTCGAATCATAGTCTAGATTTAGGCCATTATTGTATGGTGTTGAAAAATTTTTATGATAAAAAATGCCAAATCAGTCGATTCAACATGAAATATATCAACGAATCAGTACCCTTCAAAACGTATGTTCATTCTGTGGGGTTACCAATACACGAACATGTTGTATCTGATCGAGATTTTTTCGATATCATTAGAGACAAATATTCAAACTTGCCACACAAACAACACGATTTGATTTGCTATGAAAATTTCGAAGTATAATATAATAGAATACGTACATGGTATTATTGTAAAAATGGACGATTGTACAATGTCTTGTACAATATTATTAGGATGTACGACTGTAATTGGGATATGTATAGATTAAAGACGACAATGTATCATAATCTGTTGTTATCAATTCTGAATTGATTGTATATACCCTTCTATCGGTTGTAGTCATGTTGTTATACGATGCATACGTCACGTTATTTAAAATATACAATGTGACGGGAAAGGCTGTATTGTAATGAGATGGTGGCGCGTACGCTATAATAGGATACAATCCGTTTACGTCATTCTCCAATCTACTCAAATGACATTTGCTACCCGTAAAAAATTCTTTAGAGCTGACAAGAAAAGTTCTGGGCGTTCGCCAAACACATACATCTTCTGTGCAGGCTCTAATATTATGTTGATAACATGTCGGTTGGTCTAAAATTTCCATCTCTAATAATATTTGCGTGAAATGATTGTACGTTAGTGTACCATTATCTAGGTTATCGGTATCATAAAATGTTTCTTGAATGGCAAATTTCAAAGTACCCACTCCGTTTGATATGTTTTGTAACATTTGCCAATATTTTGGTTTAAAATAACTCATATCTAAACGAAATGTGAAATCCATGTCACTCAGCTGTAATGGGTTGTTTCGACCCCAAAACCATTTTAAATATACATCTTTTTGCGGAAACGTCTGAGTAAAAGGTGATATACATGCATTGCTAACGTTGTACGAACTTTGTTTGATCATGCTATCCGTTGTAAATATACCAAATGATCCTCTGAAAGCTGTGCAATTACAAAAATAAACAGTTTCATCATCGATAATTGTTGATGTTAATTGCCCATATGTTGTCAAACCAGTGATAGGGTCTATTGAACACGGATCTGGTATGCAAATAGAACTCAAGATGAATTGTTGTTTGTATGATTCATCCAATGCATCGTGTCCAACTGATATGTAATTTTCAGGACACGGTTCTCGTGGAAATAGCGATGTATTATATATAACATCCCGGATTTGTTGTGGTCGACATATTGACTGATCGTTTATAGTATCAGATACATATCCGTCATTACATTCACATTCCAATGGTGTCGAAAACATATTTTTAACAACACCAGCATTGTTACACCCCACCGACACGTCGCAATCTGAGTATATGTTTGTCTGTGTGACCAAACCTGGATATAAGCAACTACAAATCAAGCCTAAACCAGCATCGGTTTTTACTAATACCCATTTTCCAGTGTGTGTGTTACAAGACCTACTTCTTTTTTGATCTATAGCCAAACAATAAGATTCGTTGGCAGGAATAGTAATAGTTGTGTCATTGATTTCGATGGTGACGTCTTCGTTAAAAGATTGGCATTTGGCTAATAACTCTTGACATTGAAAACAATCACCGTCACCCTCGCAGGGCGTAAGTGTTGTGTGGCAAGATACGTCATTAGATTCTAGAACTATACTTGTGTTCGGTAAACGGATTATATCGGTATTCAAATTTTCATACAATGCAACGTTTTCAGTTGTCGCGTCGTTGTAATTATGTTCTGAAAATCGAGACATATATATGTATATAAAATATATGCATATGAGCAAAAGGACAATATGTATCCAATACATTGTGATATTCACATTTGTTGTTGCTTAAAATGTAATCGTTTGACGCGTTGCTCGAAGTTATCGAAAACGAATTTTTTATCCATGTCTATTTTACATTTTCTCATCGATATGATACAATTGTCATTATCGCAAAACTTTGGATTCAATTTTAACAATAATTCGCATTGTTTTAGGTTGAACGGATAATCAAGCCATTGTACAACTCTGGTGCGAAACACATCTATGTTCATAAAATCTGGATTATTTTTCGTACCCGCATCGATACAATCGTCGCATAAGAAACTCGTAAAAACAACAGTATTGCCGATAACAAGTGGTACTTTTCCACTAGACACCGTTTCAAAGCATATTCTGCATTCACGAAATTGTCTATAACAACTTTTCGAAAACAAATCGTGTAAATGCTGGGCATAATCAGTATCTCGTAATCGTCTCCAACTATTTTGTCGATTGTTATATATCCTTTTTTTTTTCATCATGTCTATCGAAGACTTGAATTTTATGTACAAGAAATTATGCGGTGATGACGAAACATATATTTTAAATTGTAAAAATAAAAAAAAAATATCACCAAATATATTTCAGTTAATAGATCAAAAACGTTCTTATGTTTGTTGTTTATACAATAATAGCGTAAATCAATGCATCTTGCATCAATGTGTTGTTATTGCTTTACAAAGTTGGTTGGACAAATTATTTCGAGAAGATTTCGACAAACACGAATCAATGTTAGGTGTGTGTTTTATCATGAACGGACACTATTATACAATTCCAAATATTATGATGAATAATAACATACAAATTCATAATTTTTGCAGTCCACAATATTCTCGAAACGCTAAGAGATTATATTTGTATGGTAATTTTTGCCCCGAAGGTGATTTAAAACGATATGGCCAAAGCATCCAATTGGTTTATGAACCATCATCCGACGTATTGCACGTCAGAGATGTGTATGGTCAAGATTATCTAGCTGATGACGAATTGATAAAAAAGATAGTTCCGTATTTTTGTAATAATCACAAATGGCCAGAAGTTGGTTTTTTATTTGACGAAAACATATCGACAAAAGTATTGAAAACAACAATGAAAAATATTTACACTGGATATCATATTGATACTTTGCGCAACAAATTAATTTTATCACCTTCGCAGTTATTGGAAACTTTTTTTTGTCAGAACAAAAAATTGATATTATTTATGATCGAACGAAATATACCGGTTCAAAAATTGGTAAAAGAATCTTCACGAAACATGATGCAGAGTATTATCGATGGTCAAATATTTAAAAGTATATCGAAAACATTGTCTACACAAAAAATATTCAGAATGAATCCACGATTGCAAGAATATACCAGCAAAACTAATAGGGATGTAAATATCTTTGATTTGAAATTCAAAAGTAGTGACGAAATTACCAAGATAATATCGAAAGATGTTTCATACAAAGCAAATATGCAGTACCCAGATTATCGATATTTTATCGATCAGTGCGATCACGGTGAATTACATGCCGCTGGAAAAACGTTCACTCGATCTCATGATGTTATATTGCCAAATATCGATTACGATATTTTAAAAACGATGCTCACTAGTATGGTGAATCATCAAATTTTATCGACAAATTTGTCGAAATACCTTCTAGTTTTCAATTCATGTCCGACAAAATATTACATACACGATATCGATAACTTTATAATAACTGTAAAATCTTTGCCGATAGAAATTAGGATGTTTGATAATTTGATATGTATAAATTATCATGTCGGTTTGATAGTGAAACAAGTTATGTTATCGATAAATAATAGAATTATCCCATCGTATGCAACACCTTTCGAAATGCATGACGAGTTGTCGATGTTAAAGAATAATATTATTTTACAAGACGATAAAAAACCGATACGATCGATGTTGTCGAGAACTACATTATATTATTGCAATGATCATACGGATGTTTTTCATCAGATACCACCGGCTAAAATCATGGTATTTATGAGAAATTTGAAAAACGCCTCGCCTGTGTTTCATGACAATGATTTTAAACCGTCACAATATATCAAATACATGAAAAACGAGAATCGCAATTGTGTCGTTGTCAACGACCCGGCGCATTATTGCAATGATAAAATGATTTTTCTATGGACAATGATAGGGGATATACATTTAAAGACTACAGAAGATCCATATATTCCAAATAGTACACAACCATTCTATTTGTATAACATACGAAGCATAATTTTGCGAGGGTCGTGTATAGAAAATAAAAATGGATACTTTTTATTATCCAACGCAAATGATTTCAAAATCATAGAAACGTTGTTTGGGTATGTTTTGATAAACGTATGCCAAATTACCAGCGAATTTCCAATAAATTGGAATACGTTAGGGAAAAAATTAAAAATCACGAGTCTCAAATCAAAAAATATGTATGTCTATAAAATTATGATGTATGTTCACGATAACTTTAAGAAAGAATCGTTATCAGTGCATTGCGAGGCGATAAAAATCAACAAAGAATTTATTGTTAAAATTAGACATGTGTTTTGTTACGATAATTTTACCGGTATAAAATTATGTAGTATACATGGTCAAAAGGGTGTGACTAACGTTGAATCAGATCTAAATGATTGGGTATCGGAAGACCACATTCATCCGCAGTTGATGATATCGCCGATTTCATTTTTGAATCGACAAACAATAATAGGTGATAATATTGATAAAAAATTTATTCGTAACGGTGAACAGTTTTCTGTTATGTATAAAATACCGTACACAATCTTTCATACCACACCCGACGATGCACACACTGAGTATTGTGATCAGATTAAAACCGGTCTCGAAAAAATCGAAGGTACAAGGTTAGATAATTATACTATAAACAACCATTATGTGTCTAACATGCAAACATTAAATTTGCAAGATATCAGATCAAACAGTCACGATCAACATTTCAATAACCATAATTACAATACCAGTGTTTCTTTAATCAACACGTGGCACATAAATCTGATCGATTAAAATGACGAAATTGTTTGTGAATATCGGTACTGTTTACAGTACCGATCAAATGAAAAACGTTTGCATGTGTTGTCGAAATCATATCAGAAACACTTTGATAATGTTAAAACAGTTTCCCTTGTGTGCTGACGAAAATAAAACATTAATCGAGTTATATGTTTATAAAACAACAACACCGTTCTTGATAATGATATGTAAAGATGAAATCGATCATATACACGCATGGTTGACGTGTGGTGTAAAACAATATGATTGGGTCTATGATGTTAATTTTTTAAGTTATTTATATGATGTAAAAACATATTGTGAAAGTACTTTACTATCTATAAATTATATGTGGAATGTGATATCACCGCAAAACAAAATCGTACAAACACATAATGGCAATCTGTCAAAATTGGTCACGTCTTTATTGAACGAATTTGCGGTGATAAAAATGAATTGTATGTATACCTGCTACGATCGTAAAAAAATTATTCCAAATTTATTTGTTTGTGATTCTCGTAATCAGATCTTGATGATGACCATTCTAAATGACGCACAATTATCCTACATGCTTTCTTTTTCGCAATTGAGTGTACGTAAGACAATATATATCGATAACTTGCTTGTACCGTTGAAATATGTTTGAATGGTTTATCAACACCATGAGAAAACACAAATATTTAGGTGTGGGAAACGATTTGTATTGTGGCGAGCCCATAGACGAAGACGATAAGATAGCTTTTTATCATGATTTGGATTACACGTTGGCTGACTCATATGACGATATATTATTAGCTGATAAAGTAGCGATACAACGGTTTTTCAATCTAAAAACATTACATGGATATATTGCAGGTTCTTTATTACAGCTAAAACATTTAGCGGAAATAAATATTGGTAGAGTATTGTATCCAAATATCAACAAATATACAAAATCTGAAAAAAATGCTGCAAAAATATTGCAAATATTGTATACATATTATGATGAGAATATCAATAAACCTCAAGTGATGAGTTTCGAAGAATTTGTATGTACAGATATAGCTAAGAATTTAATTAAAGATGTATCTGAATAAATAAATAAGTATCAATATGTTTTCAATAATTGCATTACTTGTTTTCATCATCGTCATATTATACATATATAATGTTATGTATTCTGTCGAAACAGAGACAACAAAACATCGTTACATATATAATTTATATTTACAAGCTAACGTTTCGAATTTAGATTCATCACTAATCGACAGCATATCATATATTTCGACTGTACGATGGCCTGTATACGAAATTACTACTTTTGATATAGAGTCTTTGCAAAGTACGAGTAGAATGTGGTATTCGTCGTACGAAAAAACATTTAATTTCTACGACCAGACGTTTTCAAATGTGCAATTGATTGATGAAAAAATTACAACAAACAATGCAAATTCATTTTCTATATATGTGGACGACGGGTGGGTAAATGTTGATTGTCCTAAAAACATGACATTTGATGGCAATGATTGCGTTTATCCCAGTTTATGTAAAGGCGAAAGCGAAGGCACCATTTTACCGATTACGGAAACGATGATCGATCAAGCGGTGTTTCGTAAACTCAATCGAACTGCGACTACAACAGAGGAATATCACCCTACGCTATACGTTGTTTGTAATGGCGACGATACGTATGAAATCAAAGAATGCCCAGACAATACATTATTTGATGCTACTCTTCTGCAATGTATCGAAAAAGATTCGTGTGACGGTGTAACCGATAATTTCATTTTGAGTGACAGACCTGACACGTTAGCCGATAATCAATACTTGATGTGCTATAACAATCAAACGACTATTCAAACATGTGAAGAAAATCAAACATTTGATACTGCAACATTAAGTTGTGTGGATTTGGATCCATGTTCCGTATATGGGGCTGGTCATACATTCATCACTGATGAATTACCAGATAATCAATATTATCATTGCACGTCTTCATTTGACAAAGAATTGATTACATGCCCAATACGACAATTTGTGGATAACGTATATTCGTGTACGGGTGATTCACGATGTATTGCTTTGAACGACGGAACCGGTGCTATTTTGTCGTATAGCAGTAACACCCATTTCTCGTATCCGACAGAGGCATTGATTTGCGACAATTACGAATCGAGTAACAGCGTCATATGCGAAAGTGTTGAATCAGAGCTAGTGATAGATCCATTTACAATAGATGTCAAGATTCCTTCTGTGATTTTTGATAAGTCTACCATTTCTTGTCAAGATTTTGATGTGACTAACGAAGATGTAACTGTATTGAATACATATGCCGCATTGGTTAATCAAGAAAATGATTACAATGTCGATTACGTAACAGCTGTCAGAGTGAACATTGAAAAATTGCTGAGTGCTGGTTTGCCGGTAACATTGTCTCAATTTTTCGAATCACTTGAATATGCAAGATCTAGTGGTAGTATTGGGGTAAGTCCTTTGACTGGGGTCGAAATCGATTGTTACGAAAACATATTATATGATATATTCTCAGGTGATCGTTACAATGATTGCGAAAACAATGTATTGGTTTCAACGAACACATTAGGTGATTCGGAATTTTATTCGACATTTACTAAAAGCACGAGTACAACTACTACCGAAAATCCATGCAGATTAAAAACAGATCTCGTTTTAGAGGATAATATTTATGTACAACAAAGTACCGATTCGTCCGTTGTTTGTCTATATGCTATGCCGTTACAAGAAATCATCACAGCAACAACCACAGAAACACCGGGTACGTTAATTGAAAGTACCTGTGAAGAAAATAACATAGATTTAAACAACGTTGTCGATTCAGTGGTAATATTAAGTGACGAATTGGCATGTCGATCAATGTATGTCGAACAATACAATTTGATAGTCACAGCATCGTTTGTTCCCAAAATGAAATACGATGATCGTACGTGGAACGCAAATACGCAATCGTTCGATGGTGTCATGTATGATGGTATTTTGCATAATGTAGATGGCAAATGGATATCGTGTCCACCAACTTTATTTGACGAGACTACCGGTATTTGTGATACTGCTGAAAATACTATTTATACAGTGAAGGATTTACATTTCGAACAAGATTATCCAACGGTTGATTTGACTGATTATGAAAATGAAGACGATGGGGCTGCCGACGATGATGTAGATGAGGATGATGACGTTGTAGTTGATGACGAAGATGTAGATGTGAATGAGGATGATGTAATCGACGACAATGTAGACGATTTCGACATTGACACGAACCCAGAAGCGTCAAATCCAATATTAGTGAGAGATAATGTGGCAGATTCGATAAATACAGATTTTCGAGCGAACGACATAGCGACAAATACACGATCAAATACCGATTTTTTAAATAGTATGGAATTTGATAATAATGATTTGTCAAACGATAGATCGGATTTTGATAAAAACAATGTACAAACACAACAACCTACCGTTCAAGATTTAATAGAATATATCAGAGAAGCAGAATCCAACGAAGATGAAGAATACATGGACGAGGCAGATTATTTGGCTTCGTTTTTTGAATAATTTTTATTAATTTTGTACAATATGTGGATGCTCAAAATAATCAAATACTCTTTCTATAAACATCATATGATCATTTAAAATTTCAGATTCAACATTATATAATACATTATTTTTTAACAACTTAATTGTAAATCGGTATATATACGAATCCGGTCTGTTTGGCGATAAAATCAATTTTTGAAACACCAGAAATTGTTTTAGCAACTTCAACGGTATGTCAAACAAATGATTATTTTTGAAAACATGATTGGCGAAATTACGTTTACACATTCCTAGATTGTTATTGTTATGCGGACATTTGCCTACAATACGTAATATATTTGCGTACGATTTGTTCGCATCTGTAATGGGATTTTGTTCTTTTAAACATAGCGTTAAGAGTGTATTGATAATCAACAAACTGTAATATATGGAAATATTTGCGTATGTATAACGAGTTTTGATATAACCGTTTGTGACAAATAATTTGTCGGTCGTTTGTAAAGGTTCATATACCAAAACATCTTGCGGCAAAACGTGAATAGTTCCGACCGCATTGTAAAATATGTCTATAAATAAACGTTTTTTCATAACAACTAATCTATCTTTTTTTAATAAATTCGACGTAATATCTGTAAGTTGTTGTTTGATATTGTATAACACATGCATATTGCTCTCTCCGGCTTCCTCTAACGATTTATATCGATGAAAATCGGTATCGTTTGTATAAGCTAATATTGTAGTATCTGTTTGTTTTACGTAACGAATTATTTCGGTTTCTGGTGTCAAGCACTTGAGAAATAATTCGTTTTTCGAATCATACAAATTAAATTCCGGTATCATTGTCAGATGTAGATATTGATGATTGGTTGTTTTTTTCAAGGCACAATCTTTTCGGTGTACGTGAAGACTGCATTTTGGTAGTTGTATTTTTAACGTCGGCTTGTAAATTTTGTTCATGATTAAGAGAAACGCCAACCCACCTTGTCTTAATACCGTCCCAACAAAGAATTCTTAATCTATCATTGCAGTCTATTTGCGTATTATTGCAAATTGTTTTTCTCACAATATCTTCCATTATAATGTTATCGAAGTCACCGATAGAATATGACAAAATTATTTTGCTTAACCGTTTCAACAAGAATATACAATTACAACCGTACGATTGGCAAGTTGTCACAGATGGTAAAAAAAATTTTACGATAAGCGTACTAGCCAAAACTGTGTTGAAAAACGACACAGAAATGCCTATTTATTTGAAAGATGTTAATAAGGTCAAAGATTCCTTGACTATACTGATATAATCTCGGTATGAATAATCTCATCGGTGGTGATGCATCGGATGTTGCGATGGAAATCGAAATACCGGCACAATTAGAATCGGCGCAAAGCAGTTCGTCGTATATGAATGACGATCTTCCAACACCTTCAAAAAGACGGATGTATCCTGGAAAAAGAAAATTCGATGAAACCGAATCATTGCAATTAGATGGTTCGAATAGCAGTGACACCGATACCGTTATGATTGACACATCACCTTTTTTGAATTTGATACATTATTCCACAAACACCGATGATATCGACACTTTGATAAAAATTTATTCCGAATTCAAAAAATTAAATGACGACAAAATGTTGAGCGTTTCTGATATTCTATACGACACCCTCAAACACCCAGTGATAAATATTATTTTCGAAGATCTGGCATCGCTATATAAATCATTAACAAAATCTGATAAATTGATGCAAATATATACAGCTTTCGTTGATTATGCAAATCATCTGATACATTATTACGATTATATAACACTGTGGTTCAGTTGGTATCAAAAACATAGTACAGATTCTGAAGAACGAGCTAGTTTTTATATTAATTTACGTTTATGTAAATTTATGACCGAAATAACGAAGCGCATCGCTTCTGACGATATCGTTACTGATCGTGAACAATTATCAGAACAAATTGCCGAAGATAGCATGTCAATTACGTCACATTTTATCAATAATGTGAATGGTTTGCGAGAAAACAAATATATCGTCAATAAAAATCAAACTGGCATAGCACATGATAATAATATGACAGTTGCGAATAGGGAAAAAACCGAAGACATCCAACCGTTGCTTTCGCAGCATCAAGAAGCTTATGATTTGTTGACAAAATTATACGATGGTAAAAAAAATATTGTATCTGAATCTGTTGTCATTTCGACCACGTATTATTTCAATAAATGTTCGATATTCAATTGATAACAATTATCATTATTCATACGTTCATCAATAAGACTACCCACATGTCGTGTTTGTGGTTGATTATATGTTTATAAATGAGAAAATTTGCTTGTGTGTGTGATTATTTAGACGTTAATAAGGAAAAGAACTCACAATTCGTGTTTAGATTTGCTGTTTAGATTTGCTTGCTAACAAAGTGAGTTGATTTTCGTTATTTTAAGATGCTTTGTCACAGACATTACCTCTATAAAGATTTTCCGTATACGGAGGGGTTTTTGGAACAACTTCATGAAATAACGAAATTACAACATAATCAGGAAGAAATATGGCCGAACTTATATCGAGCAAATTTGACCAATGGAACTTTCATGAATGCCAAAGAACAACGATTGAAAATACAGCAAAAAAAAAAATTATTAGATATTCCTGAAAACTCCGTCGAAATGATACTTCAAACATACTGTGATGCCATTAGAGAATTTATGAAAGCCGTCGAAAAATTTCATGAATCCAGAGATTTAAATCTATTTACAAAAGCATTAAATACATTTGGCGTTGCCGAACAGGCATTTTACGAGTCACAACCGCTTGATTCCAACGCGTTTGCCGAATTTTCAAACAAACATGATATATTTGTTATAGATATACAATTAAAGTACATGGCTGGGTATATTTGTGATTTTATTATATACGTGAAAAAAAGAATACAAGAGCATGACAGTCAAATTGAGAGAAAAGAAAGGATACAACAATTAACACGTTGCGAAAATAGATTTAAATGCCGACTTTGTGAGGACAAAATTTCAACACGTTGCGAAAATAAATTAAAATGCCCACTTTGTGAGGACAAAATCTTTCAATGCGTGTCTTGTTATCACACATTTATAGACAAGTAATTTACATTCACATGTGAGATAGTAATAATATAATGATGTAATCAACATGAAAAAATAAACAATATATTTATAAAAAATTTTTATTATCGTACATATTCAATACAAAGCCGTTTCCTTAATATTAAGTTTTTGTTCTCCATTCACAAGTATATGTGTCATTTGTTTTTTTTGTAATCCTCGTACATCAACATCCGTACGTGGCAATCCAGAAACAGTCGTCACTTTATTTACCGATATCGTGCGATTGTTATCTATTGGATACAATTCAGCTTCGATGTTATACAAGTTGTCGACAACCAGACCATTTTCATCGAAAATAACGTTAGCGGCTGTCAAGAATTTGTATACTTTATTATCGATAACCATAGCACGGGGGCATATGAGATTCGTTATCAAATTTTTAATGAATAATGGTTCACTAGGATCTTCCATGATATTTGTAATATTGGGTGTACTTTCCCAAGTTCTAGATACCGTTGTGATCGGTATAGAACATTTGATATCTGTCGAAATAATGCCCGCTAATCTTCCTTTGACATCTGCAATTAGAGCATCGATCGCGCTTCCATTTACGCTAAATTTATTTCCGGATACTTTGATATCCGAACATATTTTATCGATAGCTTTTTGGTTTTGATATAACAAATGAAAGACGAGTTGATACGATATCGGTAAATAGTTGACATTAAAAACGGATTCATAATTTGATCGAGTCGGAATTATTATACGTTTTCGATAATTATGCGGCAATCTCGATAGAACAGCAATGCGTTGATAAATGTTATCTTTATCGATTCCCTCCAATTGATTTGTTTTTACAACCGTCAAAGGAAAATGTTCTTCCAAGTGCTTTTGACATATGTACAAATTGGAAAGGGGATTCTTGCAATTTTTTCCCGGTTCCAACACCGATTGTAATCTTTCATTCTCACGCGCCAATCTGAAGATACAATCGTTTTCATTTGATATACGAGAATAAGCTGGCGTTGAACCATTTTCAATTACTAATTGCCGAGTAACTAATTGTCTTTCCATGATGGGATCAAAAATGTTCACAATCAGTAAGAAAATGTCTTATTTATTACGACACGACCCTCAAAATTTAAATATGGACATAGAGGGTTTTGTCAATGTACAGGATATGTTAAAAAAACTCGAAATATCTTTACAAATGCTGAATAAAATAGTGGATACGGACAATAAACAGAGATATGAAATAGTTAATGACAAAATACGAGCAGTGCAAGGTCATTCGATAAAAAACGTAAACGTTTCAATGCCAAAGGTTGAAATATCTTATAACGGAAACGCTATTCATGGTACTTTTAGTAAAAATTTACCTTTTATATTAACTGAAGGTATTAAACGATTTACTCGTAAACACATACATATGGCAACCGACATGAAATTTGTGAGAAAAAATACCAATGTTTTTATTTATGTCAATATCCCTAAATGTATCGAAGATGGAATAATCTGTTATTATTCAGCTAATAATTATATTTCTTACGGAAGGAATTCACGGTGTAATTCCACCGAAATATTTTTTAAATATAGAAATAAAATAATTTCAATCACTGTAATAATTGTAATAATAAAATGTATTACATGATTGTCGTGTTGAGAATAAAAAAATGGACCACCCACCGACAAATCATATTGAAAAAATAATATTATTATTATTATCGTAAGATAATACGCAAA